CGGGCCCGATTTCTTGCGCGCACAAAATAGCCGGGAACTGACATCGTATTAGATGTCCCCCGGCCAGTCAGCGTCGCATGAATAGACGCCCTGTATAGGATTGGATAGACGTACCGTATGAATATGCACTCCCTATGGGGTGTCGATTTTTATACGGTATATTCGCCGCGGGATAGCTCAGTTCGGTAGAGCACCGGTTTCATACACCGGGTGTCGCGGGTTCGAATCCCGCTCCCGCGGTCATTCAAGGAAAGGGCGACGATGAGCGACTTCCGCGACGCCATCGCCTCCGATGATCGACGCGGCGCCCTCAACGCCTTGCGTGATCAGATCGCTGCCAAGCTGGACGCGGGCGAGTGCAGGCATTGCGGCGGTCCGCGCGGTGAGGCAGCGGGGCTGGCCAGCCTCGCCCTTCGGCTCATGAAGATCTTCGAAGCACTCGACGCGCTCCCTGATGAGCGGGAGGTGTCCAAGCGCGATGACCTTGCTGCAAAGCGAACCATCCGTCGCCATGGGGTATCAGCGACCTCGGATCATGCGGACGCCGACCGGGGTAGTCAGCAGCGCGGGCCCGGAAGTCATTGAGCTTGCTGCCAGCGCCGGTCTGCATCTGGACCCGTGGGAATGCCTAGTTCTCACCGAGGCGCTGAGCGAACGGATCAACGGCACCTGGGCGGCCAGTGAGGTCAACCTGGTCGTCAGTCGCCAGAACGGCAAGGGCTCCATCCTGGAAGCCGTCGAGTTGGCTGATCTCTTCCTGCTCGACACCGAGATGACGATTCACTCGGCGCACCTTTTCGACACGTCGAAAGAGGCGCAGACGCGACTTCTCACTCTCATTGAAGCGTCGCCCGACCTGGACCGCTTCATGAGTAGCCATGGCGGCAAGGTGTGGCAGGCGAGCGGCCAAGAGGGTATCGAGCTGCGGCGTGACAGAAAGAAGCGCCGCCTCAAATTCAAGACCCGCACCAAGGGTGGCGGGCGTGGCCTGACGGGCGACCGCGTCATCATCGACGAAGCCATGTACTACACGCCCGAGCAGGATGCGGCGCTGCGCCCCACCCTCTCCGCTCGACCCAATCCGCAACTGTGGATGACAGCTTCGGCGGGTACCAAAGACTCACTCCAGCTCGGCATTGCTCGGAACCGTGCCCTGGAAGACAAGCCCTCCCGGCAGTGCTACATGGAATGGTCGATCGTTCCGCACACGCAGTTCTGCGGAAGCGACTGCGACCGGCATGACCGATCGGCACTGCCCAAGGACTTTGAGGATCTCTCCCTGGGCGAGCAGGGCCGAATCTTTGACGAGCTGGTTCGCTCCTATGCTCGCGCGAATCCCGGCCTCGGCTACCGGCTCACCGTGGAGAGCATCGAATCCGAGCGGCTGGCTATGAGCGAAGAGACGTTCATGCGCGAGCGTCTGGGCGTCGGCGACTGGCCCATCGTGGGCGAGGCGTCTTGGCGGGTCATCTCGAAACGGGCGTGGGACAACGTCGCCGACGAAGAGTCCCAAATCGCGGATGGCGGCGCTGTGTGCTTCGCGATCGACGTGACTCCAGAGCGCTCCATGGCGTGCATCGCGGTCGCGGGACGCCGCGAAGACGGATTTGATCACGTCGAAATTGTCGACCATCGCCCCGGCACCACGTGGGTCGCCCAGCGGATTGCCGAGCTGAAGAAACGCCACCGCCCGCGGGCGGTCATCATCGGCGGTTTCGGGGCGGCAGCATCCCTCATTCCGGACGTTGAGGCAGCGGGGATTGAGGTGGTCAAGGCGTCCACCAGTGAGCGCTCAGCAGCCTGTGGCGGCTTCCACGATGCCGTGGTCCGACCGCGTAACGCCGCCCCCGACTGGGCGCCCACACTGCGCCACATCGCCCAGCCTGCCTTGACTGCGGCGGTCGCCGCTGCCGAGCGGCAAGCTGTGGGCCGTGAGGCGTGGGCCTGGACGCGGGCCTCTGCCTCCGCAGACATCTCGCCGCTTGTCACGGCCACCCTGGCTCGCTGGGGCTGTGCGAAGTATGGCCGGAAGACAACACGGCCACGAGCCGCATGGGCCTGAAGGGGGGTGACCTGATGGGGCTGTTCGGCTGGACGCGGAAGTCGGAACGCAAGAGCTTCTCGGAGCCCCCCTTCTGGGCGTCCGACGCGATGAAGGGTGTCCAGTTCCTCTCCCCTCCGTCGGGCGACAAGGAGCGTATCGAGAACGACTTTGAGGGGTATGTCAACGGCGCCTTCAAGCGCAACGGCCCCATCTTCGCCTGCATGATGGCGCGGCAACTGGTCTTCTCTGAGGCTCGTTTTCAGTATCGCCGTTTCGAGAAGGGTCGCCCCACCGACCTGTTCGGGGACAAGGGTCTGGCTCTGCTGGAGAACCCGTGGCCCGCGGGCACAACCGGTGAGCTGCTGGGGCGGATGATCCAGGATGCCGACCTGGCTGGTAACGCCTTCAACACCACTACGGATGACCGGGCGCGGTACGGCCACGCCTCACGCGGCGGCCCTGGTCGGCGCGTTGTGCGTATGCGTCCGGACTGGGTGACGCTCGTCCTCGGCTCCAAGTCGGGATCCCTCACCGCCCTGGACACCAGGCTGGTCGGCGTCTTGTATGAGCCAAAGTCCAGAACTGGACTGGGTAACGTCGCGGACACCAGGGATTCGGTCCTCCTACTTCCGGACGAGGTCAGCCACTTCAGCCCGATCCCGGACCCGATCGCCCGTCACCGGGGCATGTCGTGGCTCACTCCCATCATTCGGGACATTGAGGCCGATAGCTCGGCAACTGTGCACAAGCGGACCTTCTTTGATCATGCTGCCGTGCCTAACATGGTGGTCAAGTTCGATAAGGACACCGCCGAGGACGCGTTCCAGGAGTTCGTCGAGAAGTTCAAGGAAGAGCATCAGGGTGCGTGGAACGCGTACAAGACGCTCTTCCTGATGGGTGGAGCGGATGTCACGCCGCTCACTCACGACTTCCGACAGATGGAGTTCACACAGACCGTTGGCAAGGGCGAGGCGCGTATCGCGACCGCCGCTGGCGTTCCTGCGTCATGGGTTGGATTCTCTGAGGGCTTGCAGGGGAGTTCGCTTAACGCGGGCAACTTCAGCGCCGCTCGTCGGCGGTTCGCTGATGGCACAATTCGCCCACTCTGGCGCATGGCTGCGGCCAGCTTGCAGCCCCTGCTCGACGACGTGCCCGCGGGTGCGTCTCTGTGGTACGACGAGCGGGACATCGCGTTCCTGCGCGAAGACTCCAAAGACCGCGCAGAGATCCTGCGTATCGAGTTGAACGCGGTCGACGCCGGAGTGAAGGCCGGATTCGACACCGATGCTGTTGTTGAGGCTGTTCGCGACAACGACATCAGTAAGCTGATGGGCCGACACACAGGCCTCGTTTCCGTCCAGATGCAGCCGCCCGCCAACGTCGACGAGAACAATACTCAAAAGGCAGCCGACGTTCTCAGCGTCCAGGCGAACACGGTCGCCACGCTTCTCGGCGGTCGCTTTACCGAAGAGTCCGTTATCGCGGCAGTTGACGCCGGGGATCTCTCGCTGCTTGAGATTGATGAAGCGCAGCCTGCCCAGTTGCCGTCAGTATCGCCCGCACCCGACGAACAGCTACCACCAGCAGACAAGCCGGGAGGCGGTCAGTGATGCATGAAAAGGCGCTCCACGGCGTGGAGTTCAAGGACGCAGGCAACGGTGCTGTTGAGGCTGTGTTCGCCACCCTGGGCGTGAGGGACTTGGATTCCGACGTCACCCTCAAGGGCGCCTTCGAGGAGGGTGCTCCTGTCCGCATCTCCGCATATAACCATGCGAGCTGGGAAGGCGCGCTGCCGATCGGCAAGGGAACCATCCACGAAGAAGGCGACAAGGCTGTCTTTCGTGGCGAGTTCTTCAAGACTCAGGCCGCACAGGATACGCGGGAAGCCCTCAAAGGCCTGGGCGAAATGGCCGAATGGTCATACGGGTTCGATGTTAAGGACTCCGAGTCCGGTGAGCATGAAGGCAAGAGTGTCCGATTCCTCAAGTCCCTGAAGGTGTACGAGGTGTCGCCGGTTCTCCTGGGCGCTGCAGGCCCTGGTCGCACTGGCACCATCGACGTCAAGCGCACCTTCAGCGCCGAAGATCGCCACCGTATGGCGGGGAACGGTCAGGCAATGGCCGATGGTTCTTTTCCTATTGCCAACGTACAAGACCTCCGTAACGCCATTCAGGCGATCGGTCGAGCCAAGGACCCGGTAGCGGCACGGCGCCACATCATGCGCCGCGCCCGAGCCCTGAACGCCACCAACCTCATTCCCGATGACTGGACCAAGGCGCAGAGTGGATTCGTTGCCGCTATCCGTGGAGCCATCCCGGTACACGAAACGGGTGTCGTGTCCCAGAGGTGGGACGGCGCCGGAACCGTGAAGGCGCTCTACGATGACGCGCGCCCGTCTGAACTACGTACTGTGTACGCATGGGTCAGCCCCGAAGGCGACCCCGAAGTGAAATCCTCGTACAGGTTCCCGCATCATCACGGCATCGGTGGACCTGCAAACATCCGCGCCTGCCTCGCGGGTATCGCCGTCCTCAACGGGGCACGCGATGGCGCTGGCATCCCCGAAGGGGACCGTAAGGCCGCATACGACCACCTGGCCGCGCACCTCATGGACGCGGACAGGGAACCGCCTCAGCTGCGTACAGCCGACGGCGAAACAAAGAAGCAAAGGTTCGGCGACGAGGCGAGCACCGTGCTTGCCAACCTGTCGGGCCTGATCGATCGTGCAACGGACGTCATGGCGCTCCGGACGCGTAAGGGCAGAGGCATGTCGCCCGCCACCGCAGATCTCCTGCTTTGGATCGGCGATGATCTGGCGCGACTCAAGTCCCTGCTTGAGCACCCCATTCAGGACGATGAGCCGCAGCCCAGCGACGACGAAATCGCCGCCGCACTGATGGCTGCAGTTGCTCGCGTTCACGGAATCTGAGAAAGGAGAGAGCCATGACTGATGACGATCGCATTATCGAGTTCCCCGCACTCAAGGAAGCTCAAGGCAAGCTGGACGCTAAGCGCAAGGGCCTCCGCGACATCCTTGCTGAGGCCGGTCCCGACCTGGACATGACCAAGGTGAAGTCCATCGCGGGCGACAATCACGCCAAGGTCGCCGAGGTCGGCAAGCTCAACAGGGAAATCGACGACGTCAAGAAGCATGTTGACGAGCTGCTCGTTGTCGCCCGCGCGGCGGCTGAGGCCAAGCGTCAGCCCGAAGGTGGAGAGCGCGGCTCTGAGCCTGGCTCCGAGCCCGAGCGCAAGACCGGGAAGCTCATCACCCCTGGTCGGGCGTTCGTCCAGTCGCAGGCGTTCAAGGGCTTCCGCCCCGGCTCCGGCTCTGGCCCCATCGCCCAGATGGACGTCTCACTGAAGACGCTGTTCGCGACCTCCGCGGGCTGGGACTCCGAGGACACCCGTACCGGCCGCGTGGAGCTGTCTCCGCAGCGCCCGGCGCCGCACGTGGTGGACTTCCTCCCCCAGACCACCACCAATCAGTCCGCGATCGTGTACATGGAGGAGACCACCTTCACGAACGCGGCGACGGAAACCGCCGAAGCGGGCACCTACCAGGAAGCCACCCTCGCCCTCACCGAGCGGACTCAGACCGTTCGCAAGGTGGCCGTCTTCCTGCCCGTCACCGACGAGCAGTTCGAGGACGAGCCGCGCGCCGAGGCGTACGTCAACAACCGGCTCCCCTTCATGGTCCGCCAGCGGCTCGACCTTCAGGCGCTACGTGGCTCCGGCACCGGCTCCCCGGCCGAACTCCTCGGCACCGAGAGCGTCGTCGGCATCCAGACCCAGGCACTGGGCGCGGACTCCATCCCGGACGCCATCTACAAGGCGGCCCGGAAGATCCGCGACGACGGCTTCGCCGAGCCGAACGTGTGCTTCATCGCCCCGTCCAAGTGGGAAACCGTTCGCCTCCTCAAGACCGCGGACGGCATCTACATCTGGGGCCACCCGAGCATCCCCGGCCCGTTCACCATCTGGGGCATCCCCGTGGTCGAAACCACCGCGGTCACCTCCACCAAGGCCGTGCTGGGCGACTACGCGAACTACTCGGAGCTGGCGGTTCGCCGCGGGCTTGACGTCCAGGTAACTAACAGTCACTCAACTTACTTCATAGAAGGCAAGTTGGCCATTCGCGCTGATGTGCGAGTCGCCTTTGTGCACTACAGGCCCAAAGCGTTTGCCGCGGTCACGGGACTTTGATCTTGGTCTCCACTTTTTTGTTGTAGAGTGGAGGCATGAGACGAGGGAGCTGTGTTGACTGCGGGCAGGGGACCGAGAGCCGTGGGGCCGTCGGTCCCCTGCCGAGAAGATGCGAGCAGTGCAAGCGGCAGTACATCGCGAAGAAGAACGCAGCGGCGCGCGCCAAGATAAAGAAGCGTTCGCCGGTCGTCACGTGCACAGATTGCGGTATCGAGCTGGAGTGGTCCGGTAAGGGTCGCCCAAAGGATCGTTGCGACTCATGCCGGATCGAGCACAACCGCGTGGGGGCGAAAGAGCGTTGGGCCGCATGGGCCGAGGCCGACCCAGAGCGGGCTCGGGAGCATTGGCGCCAGCAGTACCGGAAGCACGCTGAGCGCATCCGTGCCAGCAAGCTTGACCAGCACTACCGCTACAACTACGGCATCACGCGTACCGAGCGGGATCAGATGGAGGTTGACCAGGGTGGCGTTTGCGCCATCTGTGGCGGCCTCCCCCATCCGAATCACAATGGATCTCGACTTCAGGTCGACCATTGTCACGACACGGGCGCGGTTCGTAACTTGCTATGCGGTAACTGCAACACCATGATCGGCCTAGCTGGACATGACCCCGCACGACTGCTCGCAGCAGCGAAGTACCTGGAAAAGTGGTCCCGTTAGAGCCAGGCGAGGGCACGGGGAGGGGCTATGCCTCCCGACCCCTGGACGGTGGAAACGCTGCGGGTGTTCATGCAGGAGCGCTACGGGGACTTGCGCATCCTGTTGGACGAGCGCTACCAGACGCAGACCAAGGCGCTCGAAGCTGCGTTCACTGCTCAGCAGACTGCTATGCACGCCGCCTTGCAGTCTGCCGAGAAGGCCGTGGAAGCCGCTTTGCGGTCTTCTGAGAAGGCTGTGGCTAAAGCGGAGGTTGCTGCCGAGAAGCGGTTTGAGTCGGTTAACGAGTTTCGCGCTCAACTGGCAGACCAGGCGCAGACTTTCGTTAGTCGGGGCGAGTTGGATATCAGGATCGCCGCTTTGAGCGAGAGGGTCGACGAGCTGAACACGAAAGCCTCATTGTTGGCGTCGCGTATGGATAGCGCCCAGGGCTCCATGCAGGGGTCGCGCGTGACGGTCGGTAACATGTATATGATTATTATTGCTTTTGCTGCGATAGCGGGAATCATAGGATTCACCTTCTCGCGTTAAGCCGAATTGGGCCAGCGTGGTCCGCAACCCAAGGAGCAAGACATGCCCGACGGCACCTACGGTCAGTACCAGACGGGCCGTTCCCGAATCCTCTCGTACAGCTTCGGCGCCCCGGCACTCGGAGCAACCACCGCCGTTCACGCGGCAGTCACGGATACCGGATCGCAGCAGGTCGTTACGACCGGCATCACCGACCCGGTCGTCTGCCGTAACGTCACCGCCACTGCTGGTGGGACCTCGACTGACATCAAGGCCATCACGGTCACGGTCGCCGGAACTAACATCTGGGGCCAGGTCATCTCTGAAGTGCTGCCCGCCTTCACGGTGGACACCGCCGGGACGGTTGTCGGCAACAAGGCGTTCGCCACGGTCACCAGCATCACGATCCCGGCGCATGACGGTACGGGTGCAACCACCGCCATCGGTACCGGTGCGAAGCTGGGCCTGCCGGTCACACTCCCCCGCAAGTCGTTCATCGGCGCATGGGTGGACAACGCAGCCGAGACCATCTCCGCGTCCGTCGTGGATGATGACGAGGTCGAGAAGAACACCATAACGATGACGACCGCCCTGAACGGCGTGAAGGTGTTCGTCCTGGACTACTACCGGTAGAGGCTGCTCATGGCACTCGCGTACAACCACGGGGAAGATGATCCGGTGAGCGACACAGTTATCATCGACAGGCGCTGGTGCCTGGTCGAGGACGGTACCCGCGTTGTGCCTGAGGGGGATCCCGAGGGCCGGTGGCTCCATTGGGTCCCCGGTGCCGCGGTTCCTCGCGCGGAAGCCGAGCGCCTGGGCGCCATCAAGCCCGCACCGAAGGCCAAGCCCGCACCGAAGGCCAAGATGTCTCAGCCTGCCGAAAACAAGAGGCGGCGATAGGCCATGGCGAACGTCATAGACGCAACACCGTCTCGCTACTTCGAGGTGTACGCGAGCGCGGCCCGCACCACTACTCCGGACACGATGGAGTACGAGCTGCCATCTGGAGTCCAGGCCGGACACTTTGTGCTCGACGTCACGGCGGTCGCGTCAACTCCCAGCCTCGTCTTCAAGGTTGAGGGTGTCGACCGTGTATCCGGCAAGGTGTATTCCATCCTGACCGGTGCCGCCGTAGCGACGGCGGTCACGACCGTGTATCGGGTCGGCCCCGGCCTTACCGCTGCAACCAACCTGGTGGCGAACGACTACCTTCCGCCGTACATTCGGTTCACGGTCACTCACGGAAACGCTAACTCCGCCACGTATACGCTGTCTGGCTCTGTGGCGTAAGGAGACGCAATGCCCCGCATCCTGGATGCCGAGAAGCGCTGGGAATGCCCCAACTGTGACGCTGTGGAAGTAACAACCAAAGCCGAGGCGCACACCCGGTTCCACACCTGCCCCGGCCTGGGTGGGCTCACTGCTCCCATGGTGCCGGAGGGGAAGAAGTCCAAGACCAGGGTCAAGGCGCTGGTTCGTGAGGACTACGTCGGCAAAGAAGACGTGCATTACGACGACAATCATCGTCCGATCATGGCTATCAGGACGACCCGAGAAGACGGCAGTTACGACACAGCGGTACTCGCATCCTGTGTCAACTCAACAGGAGAGGCGGTAGCGTAATGGCCTGGTCGGCGAGCGCGATGTTCCGGGAGTGGCCTTCTCAGGCCATGCAGGTCTCCGGAACCGGTTACACGGGAATCGACAGCGATACTCTCAAGGTGGCGCTGTACAACAACAGCATCACCCCGGACAAGGATGCCGCGGTCGCCTCCACCGGCTACAACACCGGCACGTGGGCGAACACCAACGAGGTGACGGACACTGATTGGCCTGCTGGCGGTAACGCGCTGGCGAGCAAGGCGTTCACCACCCCCTCAACCGGTGTGTTGATGTTCGATGCTGCGGACACTACGCACTCCAACACCGTCACTCTGGCGAACGTGTACGGGTGCCTGGTGTATGACGACACCATTAGCGCGGGCACGGTAGCTGACCAGGGCGTGACGTACCATTACTTCGGTGGAGGCCAGTCGGTTACGGCCGGAACGTTCACCGTCGTGTGGAATGCCAACGGCCTGTGGCGAATCACCACCTAAGCAAGGGGAGTTTACCCGCCGCTGCGTATCGGGTGGCGTAGCGGCGGGGGGTTGAGATGGCGGTTGCATTCAGGGCAGCGGGAACGGAACTGAATCTTCAGATCTCGAACACCGCTGGTCAGGCCATCTCAACTCCCGCAAGCGTGGCGGTAGGGGAAATCCTCGTCACGCTGATTGTGAACGACGCCAACACCTACCCCACGGCCCCCTCGGGCTGGACGACGCTGGGCGAAGTCGACAACGGCACGAGTAGCGGTAGCAGTCCCTTTCGGCCGCACACCAGCGTCTATTACAGGGTGGCGGACGGCACCGAGGGGTCAAGCCAGACGTGGTCTTTTAACACGTCCGCCTATCCCACCGGAGATGCGAACGTTAAGGCGATCATGTTCGCCTTCACTGGCGGGCACACGACCACTCCCATTCAGGGGTCGGAGTGGTCGACCAGCACCACTACGGCGACCACGTCCGCGCTTACGCACCCGTCGGTTACCCCTGGGGTGAATGGCTGCGGGTTGATTCTGTTTCGCGGCGCCGGTGTCACCGCGAACCGAACCTTCACCAGCAGCGTTACCTCGGCCAGCGCCCCTGCGGGCGTGGAGCGCTGGGATACCGCACTGGCCGGTGCTTCAACTGATAGCTGTGCCTATACCCGCGACGGATCGTTCGGTACGGGCGCTCAGTCGTTCACCACTACTTCCAGCAATACCTGCATTGACGGATCGGTACTTTGGTCCATCCTGATCCGCCCTGCGGCTACGGTCACGAACGCCAGCGCGGAACATGTTGCGGTTACGGCTACATCTGGCGCCCCTACGGCGGCCCCCAAGGGCATCGCGGGACATGTTGCGGCTACCGGCACTGCCTCCGGCCCGCGGGTCGTAGCGACGGCTAACGCCAGTGCCGCATCGGTAGCTGCTACAGCCAATGGTGTAACTCGCCAGATTCTGGCCGAGGTTACACCTCAGGCGATTACGGCTTACGGGGCGACGATACGCCTCGCGATACGTGCTGAGGATGTCGATCTCACCGCGACCGCTTATACCATCACCGAGGTGAGGCCGCGTGCCCAGGCTGTGGCGGTATCCGCTACGGCTTACAGTGCTTCAGTTGTTTCGGGAGATGCGGAAGCTCCTGCGGGTTATGGCCAAGTGTTGAGCGTGACTGGCCAGTCAACGCCTTCGGTGAGGGTCAATGCTGCCATAATCGGCTGACCGGGGGTGACCGGTGGCTAGGATCGGGCGCGGTCATCCCGCTGCTGCATATGTATTCATCAGCAAGCGTCCCGTCCCTGTCGCGACAACTAGTGCCCCGGCTGAGGCTGTAGCGGTAACCGCCACGACCTATGGCGCTACGGTTGCCGTCAAGGCGGGCGCGGGGACCGTTACTGCTACGGCTACGGCCTACGCGTCAACCGGCAAGGTCAAGCCGAACGCTGGAGCAGCGGCAGCTACCGCTACGGCCTACGCCGCAACCGTCAAGGTCAAGCCCAGTGCGGGGACCATTACTGCTACGGCTACGGCCTACGGCGCTACGGTTGCTGTCAAGCCGAACGCGGGGACCGTTACCGCTACAGCTACGGCCAACGCGTCAAGCGTCAAGGTTAAGCCCAGCGCGGGGACCGTTACTGCTACGGCTATGGCCAATGCGTCGACTATTGCCGTCAAGCCGAGCGCGGGAGCGGCGGCGGCTACGGCTACGGCCTACGCTGTAACTCGCACCATCTCGGCTGAGGTTACGGCTCAGACGGTTACGGCCTACGGCGCCACGGTTGCCATTAAGCCGAGCGCGGGGACCGTCACCGCGACCGGCACAGCGAATGCGTCGAGTGTTGCGGTCAAGCCCAGCGCGGGGACTGTTACGGCCACGGTCACCACCTACGCCGTAACCCGCACTATCTCGGCTGAAGCTACCGCCCGGACGGCTACGGCCTACGGCGCTACGGTTGCCATCAAGCCGAACGCGGGGACCGTTACCGCTACGGCTACGGCCAACGCGTCAACCGTCAAGGTCAAGCCGAGCACGGGGGCCGTTACTGCTACGGCTACGGCCTACGCTGTAACTCGTACGATCTCGGCTGCGGCTGCGGCTCAGGCGGTTACCGCCTACGGCGCTACGGTTGCCATCAAGCCGAACGCTGGACACGTAGCGGCTGCTGATACCGCCTACGGCGCAACGGCTTCGTGTGCAGTTCACCCCAACTGTGCGGAAGTCACCTGCAACAACGAACACGATGCGGAGCCTGACGCCCATCACGTTGCGGTGTCGGCAACGGCCTACTCCGCCTTGGGTGCAGTCGGCGCGCGCGCGGGTGCGGCTACCGCTACCGCTACGACTTACAGCGTCGCTCCGTCGATCCCGGCTGGGGCTGCAGCCTCCACGGTTACGGCCTACGACGCCACCGTTATCGCGATACCGTACGTCCAGGTCGACGCTGGCAGTGCGTCAGCTAGCGTCATGGCTTACGGCGCAATCGTTGCTGCGGCGGCTCCGGCCACAGCCCAGACGGCTACGGCCTACGGCGCCTCCGTTGCGATCAGGGCCAACGCCCAACTGGTCGCGGCTGCCGTTACGACCTACGCCGCAACCCGCCCGATCCCGGCTCAGCCGGTTACGGCTACCGTCACGGCTTACAGCGTCGCCCCGTCGATCCCGGCCGAGCAGACCGCCCAGACCGCTACGGCCTACGGCGCCTCGGTTGCGATCAGGACCAACGCCGAGCTGGTCGCGGTCGCGGTTACGACCTACGCTGCAACCCGCCCGATCCCGGCCGAGCAGACCGCCCAGACGGCTACCGCCTACGGCGCATCGGTTGTCGTAGCGCCCCGTGCCCAGTCGGCTACGGCTGCAGTCACGGCTTTCGACGCAACCCGCCCGATCTCGACTCAGGTGGCTACGGCCACCGTTACGACCTACGCCGCAACCCGACCGATCCCGGCTGAGCAGACCGCCCAGACGGCTACGGCCTACGGCGCGTCGGTTGCGATCAGGACCAACGCCCAACTGGTCGCCGCTACGGTCACGGTCTACGGCATAGTTCCGTCGATCCTGCCCGAGTTCGCGGACCCGACGGTTGAAGCCAATGACGCGTCTGTCGCGGTAAGGGCTAACGCCCAACTGGTCGCGGTTGCCGGTACAGCCAACGGCGCCACGACGGACACGTCGCGCAGGGCTGACGCGGAGCAGACCGCCCAGACGGCTACGACCTACGGCGCATCGGTGGCGGTCAGGACCAGCGCCGAGCTGGTCGCCGCAACGGCTACGGCCCATGCGTCGACGCCGAGCCTTAGGGTCAACGCCGAGTCGGTTACCGCGGCGGCTACGGCCTACGGCGCCTCGGTTGCGATCAGGACCAACGCCGAGCTGGTCGCGGTCGCGGTAACGGCCTACGCCGCAACCCGCCCGATTCCGGCTGAGCAGACCGCCCAGACGGTTACGGCCTATGGCGCATCGGTCGCGATCAGGGCCAGCGCCCAGTTGGTCTCGGCTGCGGCTGTGGCTCATGCGGCGACGGCGAGCCTTAGGGCTGACGCGGAGCAGACCGCCCAGACGGCTACGGCCTACGGCGCATCTGTTGCGATCAGGACCAACGCCCAACTGGTCGCCGCAACGACTACGGCCCATACGTCGACGCCGAGCCTTAGGGTCAACGCCGGATCGGCTACCGCGGCGGCTACGGCCTACGGCGCATCCGTTGCCATAGCGCCTCGCGCCCAGTTGGTCGCGGCTACGGCTACGGCCCACACGCCGACGGCGAGCCTTAGGGTCAACGCCGAGTCGGTTGCGGCTGCGGTCACGACCTACGGCGCCACGACAGATACGTCGCACAGGGCTAACGCCGAGCATGCCGCGGTTGCTGCCACGACCTACGGCGCCTCCGTTGCTATAGCGCCTCGCGCCCAGTTGGTCTCGGCTACGGCCACCGCCTACGCGTCGACGGCGAGCTTTGGAGCTAGGGCTGAGCAGACCGCTCAGACGGCTACGGCCTATGGCGCATCCGTTGCGATCACGACCAGCGCTCAGTTGGTCACGGCTACCGCTACGGCCTACGGCGCAACCGCGTCGGTAGCGCCCCATGCTGGGCATGTAGCGGCTGCGGTTACGGCCTACGCCGCAACCCGCCCGATTCCGGCTGAGCAGACCGCTCAGACGGCTACGGCCTACGGCGCGACTGCTGCGATAGCGCCCCACGCCGAGCTGGTCGCACTTGCCAGCGCGGCCTACGGTGCCTCCGTTGCCATAGCGCCCAGCGCCCAGTTGGTCACGTCTGCAGCCGTAGCTCACGGCGCGACTGCCGCGATCACGACTCGCGCCCAGTCGGCTGCGGCCACGACTACGGCCTACGCCGCAACCCGCCCGATTCCGGCTGAGCAGACCGCTCAGGCGGTTACGGCCTACGGCGCATCGGTTGCGATCAGGACTAACGCCGAACTGGTTACGACTGCGGCTACGGCTCATGCGTCGACACCGAGCCTTGGGGCTAGGGTCGAGGCGACTGCCGCCACGATCACGGCCTACGGCGCATCGGTTGCGATCACGACCAACGCCGAACTGGTCACGGCCACGGCCGTAGCTAATAACGCCCTAGCGGGCACGGTGGGCGTGGGTGCCGCCGAGCTGGTTGCGGTCACGGCTGCGGCCTACGGCGCATCGGTTGCGATCACGACCGGCGCCCAGTCGGCGAGTGCTACGGCCACGACTAACGGCGCGGTCGCCGGAGCTACGGCTGCGGTCACCGCCCAGACGGCTACCGCCTACGGCGCAACCGTGGTGATCAGGGCTAACGCCCAGGCGGTCGCTGCCACGACCGCGGCCCACGGGTCGACGCCCACTCTCAAGGCCAACGCCGGGGCTGTTGCGGTTACGGCTGCGGCGCATGGGGCGAGCCGGGCGATTCCGGCCGGAACTGCGGTCTCGACGGCTACGGCCTACGGCGCCACGGTGGCCATCAGGGCGTCCGCCGGGGCGACCGCGGGCGCGGTGTCCACCCTGTCGCCCGCGGGCGGTACGGGTGCACGTGCGGGTTCCGCGCCCGTCAGCGTGGCGGCCTCGGCTGCCGCCGCGGTCGATGGTGGTGCCGCTGGGGTTGCCTCTCAGGCGGGCACGGCCTACGGCGCCATGGTGAAGGTGACCTTCGGCGCCGGGACTGCTACGGCGACCGTGACCACACCGACCGCGCTCGGCGGTGTGGGTGGCAAGGCTCAGGCGGTCGCGACGACGGCCGCTGCGTTCGGGTTCGCGGCCATCGTGATCACCGCCGGTGGTGGCACAGCGCTCGTCACGGTCACCGCGCGCGGCGTGCGCACCACGGAGGCCAGGACCCCTGCGGGGCGAACGGTCACCGTTGCGGCCGATTCGCACGTCCTGGTCGTGACTGGGGAGAGCCGCGTTTGCGTCATCCCGGCCCAGGGGCGCGCCTATGTGGTGCCTGTCGAGTTGCGAACGCGGGACATACCCGCCGAGGATCGCACGCATGAAGTCATGTAGGGAGGCGAGTTATGGCCCAGGTGTTCATCAAGGATCCGAACGCGGTCCTGGACTACAGTTTCAACTGGGCGCCATGGCTCGCCTCGGGCGAAACCATCAGCGCGTCCACGATGGCCGTACAGACGGGGCTCACCAAAGACAGTGACACCAGCACGACTACGTCGGCGACGGTATGGCTGTCCGGCGGGACGGCTGGCACGTCCTACACGGTGGCGAACCGCATCACAACCACGGACCTCCGTACCGATGAGCGCACCATCATCATTCAGGTGGAGCAGCGATAGGTGCCCCTGGTCGTGGTGACCGGCCCTCCCTGCGCCGGAAAGAGCACCTACATCCTCGAACGGGCTGGTCCGCAAGACATCGTCATCGACTACGATCGCCTTGCCGTCGCACTGGCTGGCGAAGGCGCCGACAGTCACGAACATCCCGCCCATCTGCGGCAGGTGGCGTTTCGGGCATGGTGCGCAGTCGTCAACGAAGCCCTCAAGCAGTCCGCCGAGGCGCAGGTGTGGCTGATCCATTCCAAGCCCAACGCCAGGGCGATGGACGACTACCGACGCCACAAGGCGGATATCGTGGTCCTCGACCCTGGGCGTCGGGTGGTTGAGGAGCGATGCCGCGAATCGCGCCCGTCGATGATGCCCGTCATCGGCAGATGGTATGGAGAGAGTCACGCCGAGTCGTCGCCTGCGCGCCGGAGTCGGCAATGGTAGTGGGGCGGTGCTGTGACCACTGACATCGTCACGACCACGGGTAATGGCACGTGGGTGGCTCCGTCTGGCGTGACCAGCGTTCAGGTTGACTGCTGGGGTGGCGGCGGTGCGGGTGGTGGTGGCTCCGGGAGTGAGAGTTCCGCTGGTGGCGGCGCGGGTGGAAACTTTGTCCGCACAGCGGCTTTCACTGTGACGCCCGGCAATACGTACAACCTGCATGTGGCGACAACGCGCACCGCCACCTCTACCAGTACCGCCGCTGCCAACAAGGGCGACACCACCTGGTTCTCGTCCAACGACGCGAGTGGCGTGGTGGCCATCGGGGGCACGGGGGCGGCGCCGGTCTCCGCTGACTCGACATCCGGCTCGGGCGCGACCGCGTCCACGACCGGCTGCGTGGGCGATACCATCCGCAGCGGCGGTAACGGGGCCGCGGGGGTTTCCGGTAGTGACCGGGGCGGGGGCGGCGGCGGCGGTGCCGGAACAACCGCGGCGGGCGGTAACGCGTCCGGGGGCACTGGAGGTAGTGGCGGTTCGACAAGTGGCGGTGCTGGCGGTACCGGTGCGACCGACAACAATAACGGAGGCGCGGGGTCGAACTATGGCGGCGGGGGTGGTGGAGCTGACACTTTCATCACCGTCAAGAGTGGCGGCACCGGCGCCCAGGGGCGCATAGAGCTGACGTATACGGCCGTTACCAGCATCCCCCATAGGGCTCTGGTCATCGATCAGCGCGTGCAGGCTGTCAGTCGCGCATCAATCTGGTAAGGGAGGTGGAGCGTGGCGCTCTACATCGGATACAACTCCGCCCTGTCTACGACAACTGCCATCGCAGCGGGCACGAGTTACGCGACGGGCGCGAAGGTCGCCCTTCAGCTCAACGTCCCGGACAACGGCACTATCACCCTGATCGAATGGGGGGTGTCCATGGATGCGTCAGCGGCGGCTACCCCGGCATTGCTGGAAGTTGCGACGACCGACACGGCGTCGACGGTTTCCACGGCGCATACCACTACGACGATCAAGCCGTACCTGAACAATCAGCATGGCGCGTCCAGTTTGACGATGGGCACCGGCGCTACCGGGTACGGCAACGGTACGATTACGTCCAACACCACGCTTCGGCCGCTTGACCGGCAGTATGTGGCGCCGACGAATCAGTACGTAAAGATGTGGCCACTGGGCCGCGAGCCCGTCATCGGCAACGGTACCGCGGAGAGTTTCCTGCAGTTTCGTATCAACACGACCGCGACGGTTAACGCCATCCTCTACGCTGTGTGGGATGAGCAGATCTGATGGCGCTCAACGATGCGTACGCGACAGTGCAGGCGCTCAAGACGCGCTTCGGCATCTCGGATACCACGGATGACGCCTCCCTCTCCGAGGCTCTGTCGGCGGCGTCCAGGACCATTGAGCGGTTCTGTCGGCGTCAGTTCAACGACGCGGGTTCGGCGACCGCCCGCACGTTCTTCCCGTTGAGCAAAACCCTCGCCCATATCCACGACTTCCACACCGTTACCGGGCTTGTCGTCAAGACGGACGCCAGTGACAGCGGAACGTTCGACACCACCTGGTCGTCAACGGACTACCAGCTCGAACCCCTGGACGGCATCAGGGACGGCGTGACCGGCTGGCCGTACTGGAAGATCCGGGCTGTGTTTACGCAGTACTTCTACGATTGGCGCCGAGCCTCCCTTCAGGTGACGGCCCGCTGGGGCTGGTCGACCGTACCGGCGCCGGTAAAGGAGTCCTGCCTGATACTCGCCGAGGAGATCTGGAAGACGAAGGACGCCCCGTTCGGCGTGGCGGGCGTCGGCGACTTCGGACCTATCCGTGTCCGCAACAACCCCAAGGTGCAGGACATGCTCATGCCCTATCGGCGCGACGCGGTCAGGGTGAAGTAGATGGCGTCAGTAACTTCCATGCGCGACGGCTTCAAGACTCGGCTGGAAACCATCTCTGGGTTGAGGGTCCACGAGTACGCGAAGGGTGCGGTAAACCCGCCGTTCGCCGTCGTCGTGCCAGGGGCGCCGGGGATAGATAGGCACGCCATCGACTTTGACGCCACCATGGGGCGCGGCAGTGACGACTACCTGTTCACGATCTTCCTGGGCGTATCGAACGCGGACGACCGTACGGCGCATGACGCCCTGGACGAGTATCTGGCGAGTGCGGGCGGCAAGTCAGTGAAGGATGCCGTTGAGGGCAACGGCGGGAACCTGGAAGGCACGTGCTCCTTCGTGAGGGTTCGCGGCGTTCGCAATTACGGAATCATCGAATACGCCGGGGTTACCTACTTGGGCGCGGAGTTTGTCTGTGAGGTGACGGCTTGAGTAAGTACAAAGCTCTGACGGGACTCAACTACCCGGACGGCAAGGGCGGCGAGAAGCGCGTTGAGGCCGGTGAAGTTGTCAGCGACCTGCCACACGACAGCGTCCCCTGGCTCCTGGACGGCGGGCTCATCGAGGAGATTCTCGGCAGGAGCACCAAGAAGGGGGGTACCTCCTAATGGCGTTCATCTATGGCACGAGCGGTCGTATCCTTATCGACGAGTTCCACGTATCCGGCGACATCAGCGGGTACAGCGCGAAGTGGCAGCGTGACAACGCTGAGACGACCTCCCTTCTCGACTCGGGCACCAGGGGCATTCCCGGCCTGATGTCCGGATCCTTGAACGTCGACGGAAGCTTTGACTCGACGGCTGGCGCGCACCTGTACGACATTACCAAGGTCAACGTCGGCGTTGACAACAGCATGCTCGTCACGGCTTGGCCGGAAGGCGGAGCGCTCGGCAAGCCTGCGTTCATCGCGGTATGCGACCCGAGCGGATTCGAGATCGAGGCGTCCGTCAGCGACAAGGTGTCCATCTCCATTGAAGGTACGGGAGATGACGGAGTCGACTGGGGTTACTCGTACCACGACCTCACTGCGGAGTCCGTAACCGGAAACGGTACGGGGTACGACGATCTGCCCACATCCGTCATCACGTCGGCCAATGGTGGCGTGGGGATGCTGCACGTCACTGCGGCGACCGGAACCGGTGGCACGGTCAAGATTCAGGATTCGGCGGACAACATTACTTTCGCCGACATCATCACGTTCACCGCAACCGCAGCGGCGACATCGGAGCGTAAGACCGTTACCGGAACGGTGCGGCGCTACATCCGCTCCATACGTACGATCAACACCACGTCCTCTCTTACGTATGGCGTCTCGTTCGCTCGACGCTAAGCTTTCAGGCCCGCACGCCTGACTGAGTATCAATCGCCCCGGCTCTCTGTCGGGTTTTAATGCCCAGAAGGGGTGAGTATTTTGGCCTTCGTCCACGGCAAGTCCGCAGTGGTGTCAATCGATGACTCTGGCGGTACACTTCGTAACCTGTCGGCCTATGTCGACAACGTAGGCGGCCTGCCTGGCGCCCGTGAGCTGTCTGAAGTTACGGCGTTCGGCGACTCCGGCACCAAGTCGATTCCGGGATTGCAGGACGTTTCGTTCTCCATCTCCGGACACTTCGACTCAACCGCCACTACCGGCCCGAACGCGGTGCTCAACTCGCTGCGTACGGCCACTGCGACCGCGTCGTTCGAATACGGCCCGGAAGGCAGCGTCACCGGTAAGGTCAAGTTCTCCGGCGAGTGCTGGCTGACCAGCTACGAAGTTGAGGCGTCCGTCGACGACAAGGTGTCGTTCAGTGCGGAATTCCAGGTGGACGGCACCGTGACGAGTGGTGTGTACTAGGATTTCCAGCCGCACCTGCGCCCAGTATCTACGGGTGCGGGTGCGGCGGATTTTCCTGCATGTGGGGGTAGGCCATGGCCAGAAACATCCAGATTGCCATCATCGCCGGGGACGAGTTCCGCAGGGTGGGCGACGCCCTCCGAGAAATCGACGCGAGTCTCCCGGGGGAGTTCCGCAAGGAGCTGCGCGATGCGGCCAAGCCGTTCGCCCAGGAAGTCAAGGCACGCGTTCGTCGACTCCCCACGCCCAGGCACGCCGGACATACGGGGCTGCGCGCACGTGTCGCGCGAGGCGTCCGCGTCCAGGCGAAGCTGGGTCGCAACTCCGGAGTGCGCATCGTCACGTCGATGGACAGGCGGAATGAAGCCATCATCCCCCGCGGCTTGGACTCACGCACAAAGCTGAGGGGCTGGCTTCACCCTGTGTTCGGCCATGGGCCTATGGTGCTCCAGGAGGGCGGCTCGTGGTTCATCGAGCCACTGTCCGAGAAGCGGCCCCAGCTAGTGAAAGTTTTGCTCCACGTACTGAACGATGCCGCTCAGCGTGTGGAGCGCGCCGGAGGGCGTCTTTGATTGTGACCGGCCGGGGCGTGTGCGGGACCCCCGGCCGGTCGCTTTACTTGTATCCCGCATTCCCGCAAGGAAAAGGAACAGCCCGCAATGGCATTGATCAAGGACAAGTCCCAGATCCTGGGCGCCATCAACCTGCCCACAGAGGACGTATACGTTCCCGAGTGGAAAGCCACAGTCCGTCTCCGTGGACTCACCGGCATCGAGCGCGACAAGTACGAAGAGTCGTGCGTCAAGATGCGTGGGGGCGTCCAGCAGGCGAACATCAGCAACGCGACCTCCCGCCTGGTCGCCTGGTGCATGGTCGACGAGAGCGGCAGCAAGCTGTTCTACGGCGAGGACGACGTCAAGGAGCTGGGCAAACAGCCCGCTTCCGCGATTCAGCGATGCTTCACCGTTGCCTGTCGCCTGTCGGGCCTCACCGAGGATGACATCAACGAGCTGACCGAGGGTTTCGACGACGCCCCGAACGACGCTTCTACTTCCGACTAGCGCTCGCTTGGGGCATGCCGGTTGAGGAAGTTCTCACCCGTACGTCCTCTCGGGAGCTGACTGAGTGGATAGCGTACGAGCGGCTCTACGGCCCGGTGGGCAACGAGTGGCGCGACGAGTTGCAGGCCAGCATTCATGAGCTGCTGCAATTCGCCAACCACTTGAAGGGCGCTTCTATGACCTCGGAGAAGCAACGGAAGAACCAGGTTCCGAAGGTCAAGCTCTATCCGCGCCCATGGGGTGACGAGATGGACACCGAGGAGGGTGAGTAGACGTTGGCTACCGTCGCGGGCCTCGGATTTAACATCACGTCTCGCTGGAATGGTGATGGTGTTCGCCGTGCGCGGCGCGACCTCCGCGCTTTGAGCGACCAGGCTGACAGGTCGAATGCCAGGATGGGCGCTCTGTCCACTTCGGTCTTTAGCCTGTCGACTGCACTCTTCTCTCTGGCCCCGGCCATCGTCCCCATCACTGCCGTAGTGGGGGGGATGACGGCCGGGTTTGCCGCTGCAGGTGTGGCGGCAGGCGCTTTGGTGGGCGTGTTCGGCTTCGCCTTGGTGAGTGCGGCGAAGATGTCCAAAGAGCTGGCCAAGGGCAACAACGTCTTCGCCCAGTATCAGCGCTCCCTGGGCGGGATGAAGAGCGCATGGAAAAGCTTCATCGTCGCGACGGCTCCGATGACGCTGAGGCCTGCCATTGTGGGGATTCAGGCTCTCACCTCCGCGATGCCGAAGCTGATCCCCATAGTGAGGGCTGTTGCCCCGGTCGCCATGCAGGTGGCGAACGCGTTCAGGCATTGGGTGGACACCCGCCTGGACGGATGGGTCAAGTTCCTGGTCGCCAACGGGATCCCGGCTCTTCGTAGCTTCATCGCCATCGGTAGGAATGTAGGCGCCACCCTTGGTATCGGCTTCAAGGCGTTTATGCCGCTTGGGCTGCAAGTCGTCGCGGTCCTGGCTCGCGGTTCCGCAGAGATGCGGAAGTGGGCTGAAGGCGGGGGCTTCGGGCGCTTCGTCGACAACGTCAACAAAAACGCCCCGCAAGTCAAGGAATTCTTCCGGGTGCTGGGCGCCGCCCTGTTGAATGTCAGTAAGGCCATGGCTGGCTTGGGGCCGCTCTCTCTGGGGCTGGCGACCGCACTCTTGAAGATCGTTGCGGCCATGCCACCTCGGGTCATTCAGGCCATAGTTCTAGCGATCGTGGCATTCCGCACGGCAATGCTGGGCTTGCTGATCATTGAGACTGTCAGAAACGTGGTGCTGAGACTTCGGGCCGCGTGGGTGGCGCTCAACGCCACGTTCCTGATGAGCCCGATCGGTCTCGTCATCGCGGGAATCGCCCTGCTGGTCACGGCCATTGTTCTCATCGCCACGAAAACCACATGGTTCCAGACGGCGTGGAAGTACACCTGGAATGCAGTCAAGTCCGTAGCCTCCGCTGTGTGGGGGTGGTTGAAGAGCGCTTTCAGCGCAACCGTCGGCTTCCTGCAGGGCAAGTGGAAGTGGCTGATTCTCGCGCTCGGCCCGATCGGCTGGCTGCTGCTCCTCGCGGCCAACTGGAAAAAGGTGTGGGGCGGCATCAAGGCCGTCGCTTCCTCGGTGTGGGTGTGGCTGCGGAACACGTGGAATTCCATCACTCGATCCATCGTGGCTGCTACCCGCTGGCTTGGAGGCGCCACTAAGGCTGCCTGGGGCGGCGTGATGGCAGCGATCCGCTGGGTCGCCGGTGGCTTCCGCTGGCTCCTCCGCAGCGGGATCAGCCCTGTTGCCCGAGCCATTGTGGCCGCCATCCGCTGGCTCGGAGGGGCGACCAAGGCTGCGTGGAGCGGCGTCATGGCGGCTCTTCGCTGGGTCGCTAGGGGCTTCCAGTGGCTTCACCGCAACGGCGTGAACCCGGTAGCTCGGGCCATTGTGGCAGCGATCCGTTGGCTGGGCGGCGCAACCAAGTCCGCTTGGGGTGGGGTCATGGCTGCCCTTCGCTGGGTGGCTGGTGGCTTCCGCTGGCTTCATCGCAACGGAGTGAACCCGGTGGCTCGGGCCATTGTGGCTGCTATTCGCTGGCTTGGGGGGGCGACTAAGGCTGCGTGGAGCGGCGTGATGGCAGCCATCCGGTGGGTCGCGAACGGCTTCCGGTGGCTTCTGCGCAGTGGCGTGAACCCGGTGGCTCGGGCCATCGTGGCGTCCATTCGCTGGCTGGGCGGCGCAACCAAGTCTGCCTGGAATGGCGTGATGTCGGCCCTTCGCTGGGTGGCCAATGGCTTCCAGTGGCTGGTGCGTCACGGGGTCAATCCCGTTGCCCGCGGGATTGTGGCGTCGATCCGCTGGCTCGGAGGGGCGACCAAGTCCGCCTGGGGCGGCGTGATGTCGGTCATCCGGTGGGTGGCGAACGGCTTCCGGTGGCTCCTGCGCAATGGCGTGAACCCGGTCGCCCGAGCCATCGTGGCGTCGATCCGCTGGCTGGGCGGTGCGACCAAGTCGGCCTGGAATGGCGTGATGTCGGCCATCCGCTGGGTGGCGAACGGCTTCCGGTGGCTGGCCCGTAGTGGCGTGAACCCGGTTGCCCGCGGTATCGCCACATCCATCCGCTGGGTCAAGCGCACCCTGGACGGCGCATGGCGTGGGATTATCGCCACGGTCCGCTGGGTTGCCGTAGGCTTCCGCTGGCTGAACGGCAAGGTAGTCGCCCCAGTCGCCCGCGCCATCACGGCTGCTATTCGCTGGGTCAAGCGCACGTCGGACTCCGCGTGGCGTGGAGTGGTTGCCACCGTTCGCTGGGTTGCCGCGGGCTTCCGGTGGCTGAACGGCAAGGCAGTCGCCCCAGTTGCTCGCGCGATCGTTGCCTCGGTTCGCTGGCTTAAGCGCACCTCGGACTCCGCATGGCGTGGAGTTGTTGCCACGGTCCGCTGGGTTGCTGCTGGCTTCCGCTGGCTGAACGGTAAGGCGATCGCTCCGGCTACTCGCGCGGTTGTGGCCGCAATCCGTTGGCTTAAGCGCACCTCGGATGGCGCATGGCGTGGGGTTATCGCCACGGTTCGTTGGGTCGCTGCTGGCTTCCGTTGGCTGAACGGCAAGGCGATCGCTCCGGTTGCCCGAGCTATCGTGGCCGCCATTCGCTGGGCTCGCCGAACCATGGATGGAGCCTGGCGCGGAGTCATCAACACGGTTCGCTGGGTGGCCAGCGGCTTCCGGTGGCTGAACGGCAAAGCCATTGCTCCGGCTGCTCGCGCGATCGTTGCTGCCATCCGCTGGGCCCGTCGAACCCTGGACGGCGCATGGCGTGGGGTCATCAACACCGTTCGCTGGGTGGCCAGCGGCTTCCGGTGGCTGAACGGTAAGGCGATTGCCCCGGCTGCTCGCGGCATCGTGGCGGCTATTCGCTGGGCCCGCAGGACGATGGATGGGGCCTGGCGCGGAGTCATCAATACGGTTCGCTGGGTTGCCAGTGGCTTCCGCTGGCTGAACAGCAAGGCGATCGCTCCGGTTGCCCGCGGCATTACGGCTGCCATCCGCTGGACGCGTAGGACCCTGGACGGCGCTTGGCGTGGAGTTGTTGGGGCGCTCCGCTGGGTTGCCCGCGCCTTCTACTGGATCCGCGACAAGACGATTGGGCCGGTCGCCCGAGCCATCGTGGGCGCCATCCGCTGGGTCCGTAGGTCGATGGATGGCGCATGGCGTGGAGTTGTCGGAGCCATTCGCTGGGTTGCCCGTGCCTTCTGGTGGATCCGCGACAAGGCCATCAATCCGGTTACACGGTCCGTGGTGGGCGCCGTCAACAGGATGCGCGACGGGATCCGGGCAGCCTTCTGGGCGGCTCGCGACTCCGTCCAGCACGCCATGAAGTCCCTGGCGAACCAAGCGGCTAAGCCCGTCAACTTCGTCATCAACTGGGTGTACAACAAGGGCATCCGGAGCCTGTGGAACAAGGTTGCAGCCGTCATCTTCGGCAAGGGTAAGAAGCAACTTCCGGCGGTGAAGGAGATCAAGGGCTTCGCCTCCGGTGGTCCCGTGCGGGGTAGCGGTAGCGGAACGTCGGACTCGATCCCGGCGCGCCTGTCGAACAACGAACACGTCTGGACGGCTAAGGAAGTTAGGGCCGCGGGCGGACATGACCGGGTTCAGGCGATGCGCTCCGCCGTGCTGGGCGGGCGCGGGGTGCAGGGGAAAGCGAAGGGCAGCGGGCTTGTGCTCGGCGGCATCATCCCCGACCCCATCGCCAACCTCGGTAAGAAGGTTGCGGGTGGCGTTAAGAAGGCTGCCGGTTCGGCGTTGAGCTTTGCCGGTAAGGCTGCATCTTCCGCGTTCGGGAAGCTTAAGGATCTCGCCCGCGGAGCCCTGACAGGCATCGCCGAGCCGATCCTTAAGGGCCTAAAGGGGACGATCAAGGGCAAGGTTGGCAAGGGCACGTGGTGGAAGGAAATGGTTGGTGGTGCCATGACCAAGCCCATCGACTGGATCCTTGACTTCATCAGCAAGGACGACGCGGAAAACGCCGGCGGTGGCGGCGCGGACGTCATGAGCGCCCTCGACTGGGCGAAAACGCAGGCTGGCAAGAAGTACCAGTGGGGCGGCAATGGCAACCCGTCTTGGGACTGCTCTGGCTTCTTGTCAGCTATCGAGTCGGTCATCCGTGGCGAGAAGCCGCACCGCCGCTGGGCGACTGGTGCGTTCAGCGGCAAGAAGGCACCTCCGGGCTGGCAGCAGGATCTGAAGTCGCCCTTCATGATTGGTATTACGAACAAGGGTGTCGGTCACACGGCCGGAACTTTGGCCGGGACGAACGTGGAGTGTCGCGGCGGGGCAGGCGTCGTGGTGGGTAAGAAGGCGCGCGGCTGGAATGACAAGATGTTCGACTCGCACTATGGGTTCAAGCCCGCGAACATCGCCGGATTCAGTGGCAACTTCGGGGGCAACTGGAAGAAGCTAGTTCTCGCCGTCCTGAAGGAGTTGGGCGAATCCCCGTCGAACGCCAGCAACGTCCTGAAGGCCATCCAGAAGGAGTCGGGCGGAAACCCGAACGCTGTCAACAATTCGGACAGCAACGCCAGGGCGGGGCACCCCTCCAAGGGTCTACTTCAGGTGATCCTAGGTACGTTCAACGCCTATGCGGGCAAGTACAAGTCCAGGGGCCAGCTCGACCCGTACGCCAACGTCTACGCGGGCATCAACTACGCCCGCCATCGCTACGGCTCCGGCTGGTCGGCCCGTATGGCAAGGCCGGGAGGGTACGCCGCGGGCGGACCCGTGCTGTTCGACAACGGCGGAACCCTCGCCCCTGGGCTCAACATGGTCTACAACGGCACTGGTGGGCCGGAGGAGTTGCGCCGAGTCGACCAGGGTGGGCATGACAAGTGCTACCACTTTGACTTCCGCGGCGCAGTCTTCAGCGGCGGGAAACAGCAATTTGAAGAGATGGTGGTCAAGGCCGTGTCCAGCGCCCAGCGTAAGAAGCGCCTCTGATGGCAGCCATCGCGTACAGCGTGTACATCGACTGGGATAACGACGGCACCGTTGACTCCGGCGCCTTCGAGGCGAACGAGAACGTGTCTGCCAACGTGCTGGGCATGCGGACTTCACTGGAGTTCACCTACGGCCGCGACACACCCAGAGCCCTGTCGGGGATCCAACCAGCCGAGGTCAGCTTTGAGTTGAACAACGTCTCAAAGATCTACTCGCCGGACAACGCCAGCTCGGCGCTGTTCGGCAACCTCGGCCCCGGCAAGCCTGTGCTGATTCGGGCCACGCACAGCGCCGTCACGTACGACCTGTTCCGCGGCTTCATCGACGAGTACAACATCGACCCGTTCCGGGAGGCCAAGTCCGTCAGCATCACGGCGGTCGACATCCTCGCCAAGCTGGGGGGCATACAGGTCTCAACGGGGCTGTTTAGCGGAATCCAGACGGGCACGGCGATTGGCAAGGTGCTGGACGCCGCGGGGTGGAGCGCCTCAAAGCGGGATATCGATACGGGCGACTCGACTGTCCGGTGGTGGTGGGCGGACGACACAACCGCTCTGGAAGCCATCCAAGACCTGGTCGCCAGCGAGGGGCCCACGGCATTCGCGTTCGTGGATCCAGCCACCGGTAACTTCGTGTTCCGTGGGCGGAATCACCGACTGCTGCGCTCCGCCTCCATCACTTCGCAAGCCACCTTCCGGGACACCGGAGCGGAGCCCCTCTTCTCCGATCCGGCGGAGTATTCCATCGGCTTCCGCGATCTGATCAACACCGTCATCATTGACGTTGATGCCCGACGCGCCGAGCGGGAGCAGGTCGTCTGGGAGACGGAAGACGTCATCAACGTGGCGGCCAGCTCAAGCGTCACGATCCCCGCGAAAGCTGACGACCCGTTCTATGACGCTGTGGTTCCGGCTGAAGCCGATGGTGCCTTCACTGTGCAGGCAGGTTCGGTAGCGAGCGTATCGCTGAGCCGAACGAGTGGTGCCAGCACGACGATTACTGTCACCGCTGGCGCATCAGCAACGGTCATCGACGGCATGGCACTTCGGGCAAAGCCCGTCCCGGTCGTTCGGAGCTACCGCATTGAGGCTTCGGACTCCGCGTCTATCGCCAAGTACGGCATACAGACGTGGGAAGAGTCGGAACTGAAGTGGGTCAACCGGTATGACGCGCAGGCCATTGCCGATCTCATCATCGCCCAGCGAGCCGAGCGTCTCCCCGTCTTTACGATCACGGTGAAGAACGCCAACGATACGCGTAAGGTCCAGATGCTCTCGCGGGCTCTGTCCGACCGGGTGACCATCGTTGAGGCTGAGACATCCACGAACAACACGCACTATATTGAGCGGATCACGCACGCGATCGAGAGTGTCGGTTTCGCGCACGATACCGCGTTCGCCTGCGAGCGCACCCGTACGCCCAGCCCGAGCGATACGGACATCTTCATCCTGAACAGCAACGTCTCCGGCCATCGGCTCGACACCGGAAAGCTTGGGGGCTGAAGGGGTGTCCATGAGTCTGATCACCAACTATGCACGGGCCTATCTCAACTGGGGCCGATGGGTGGCGGAATGCCCTGTCCAGTGCGGCAGCGCCAAGACCCTTGACCCGCGCGAAGTCATGTTTCGGTGCACTGAGTGCCTCACGGTTGTCACCATCGACTGGCCGGACAACGCGCAAGACATCTGGGATGTCCTGCTGGAGCGCCCCGCCCCGAAGTTCCGCAACTGGTTCCCCGCGGGCCACGAGCTGGCCATCCGCTCCGGCTGTCCGCATGGCCAGACTCCGGCTGAGCTGCGTGAGGAAACCCGCGAGCACCTTCACCCGAAGGATCCCGCCCCGGTGAACGTGTTCGCTAAGGCGGACGAGGCAGTGGACTTTGTGCGCGACTGCAACGCAGCTATGCGTGGCGAGTTGAGGGGCTGATTCCCATCGCTTGGACGGCGCCTTCTACACACACCGCCAACACCGCTTTGACGGCGGCGGTGTTGAATGCTCAGATCCGTGACAACTTCCTGGAAACGATGCCCGGCAAGGCGGTGCACCCTGCTGCCATCTTCGTAGCGACCGGAACGAATGCGATCGTTGAGCGTGAAACGAAGACTGCCAACGTAGCAACCTCGGAGTCGACTTCATCGACAACGTACGTCGATCTCACAACCGTTGGTCCGACCGTGTCTGTCACCACAGGGACTACGGCGTTTGTGTTCATCTCCTGCAATCTGTCCAACGACACGGCGTCGGCTCAGTCGTGTGCCTCGTATGCGATAACGGGCGCCACGACCAGGACCAGCGATGCCAGCCTGAACGAGACGGCGATCATCATCGATGGCCTGGGCGCAGCGAGCAACCAGATGAGACTGGGCTCTTGGGATCTGCGAACAGATCTGACCGCAGGGACGAACGTCTTCACGATGAAGTATCGAGCGGGCGGCGTCGGGGAAATGATTGCGCAGAATCGCGCCATCGTGGTCTGGCCGCTGTAGCCGGACTTATAGGGAGAGGGGGCGGTTCAGACGGCTTGGACGGCGCCAATGACTTTCGTTTCCGGGGCAGCGCTGACTGCCGCCCAACTCAACACCCACCTGCGTGACAACCTCATGGAGACGGCTCCGGCTAAGGCGTACAACGCCGGTGCGTACTTCGTGGTTTCGCGACCGAACGGGATTGTGGAGCGGCTGCCGAAGGCGTCGCGAATCGCCACAAGCCAGTCCACGTCCAGCAACGAATGGACGGACCTGTCGACCCCGGGGCCGACAGTAACGGTTACGTCTGGCACGCAGGTGCTGGTGTTCATCTCGGCGTATATGCAGAACAGCGGCACCAACGGTCTGTCCAAGGCTTCGTTCGACGTGTCGGGGGACACCGAACGGGATCCATGGATGAGTTCGGAGCTGCGCATGGACGGCCTGGTGGCGGCCAACGCCGTTCGCTACGCAAGCTGCACTCTGGCGCAGGGCTTGACGTCGGGTGGAGTCAACACGTTCACCATGAAGTATCTGGTTGGCTCCGGCACGGGGACGTGGCAGGACCGCATCCTCATTGCCCTACCGCTCTAGGGGGTGGCACCAATCGCCTGGACTGCGCCAAAAACGTGGGTGGCCAACGATATCCTTACGGCTGCCCAGTTGAACACACACTTGCGGGACAACATGCTGGAGACGGCTCCGGCCAAAGCCACCACCGCCAGCGGATACTTTGTCACCACGGGCACCAACGCCATCGCCCAGCGAGTGCCAGCAAAGAGCTTCATTGCAACCGCCGAGACCACCACGTCAACTGCCTATGTGGACTTGGCGACGGCGGGCCCTTCGGTAACGGTAACCACCGGCACGAGGGCCCTGATCTTCCATCGATGCCGGATGGAGAACAGCACCGCCAACGTGGGCTCCTTCCAGTCCTGGGCGATCTCTGGTGCGACTGTGCGTTCTGCGGCGAGTAGAACTGCATGCACCATCGACGGTATCGCGGCAGCCAACTTCGTGCAGATCGGCGACGTTGACATGCTGACCGATCTCACCGCCGGATCCAACACGTTCGCTTGCAAGTATCAGGTGGGCGCCGGAACCGGCACCTTCTCTAACAGGTTTATTGCAGTCATGCCACTGTGACGGGGTTGCCCATGGACGAAGTACTGCTCCAGTACGGAGCCTTGGGTGCTCTAGCCGTTGCTGCCCTGATGGCGGTGCGTGTCATGTTCGCCCGCCTGTCGACTGCGTACGATCGCGAACGGGAGCGCGCGGACCGCCTGGAGAAGGAGTTGCAGGCGCTCAACACAGCAGTGCGTAGCGAGTACATCGGAACCATCGCGCACGCCTCCCAGATCATCCAGGAGGCGACTCGGGCCGTAGCTGATGCACTCAAAACAGTGCGGGAGGACGGTCATGGGAGATCCTGACCGGACAATGGAGGTGCTGGTGAAGGAGTCGCAGAACTTGCGAGACGAGCTATTAAGGACTGCGGCCCGCCTGGAGATGTTCGCTGGAGTGTTGGCAATGAAAGTTGATCAACTACAAAGGGCTGTTGCCGAGGGGGGTAGCGGCGATGATTCCGAGTGATCGTGCAACCTTGGACCAACTGGCTCGGGATGCCCGGGAACTGATCGCCAAGATTGGCGAACTGAGCGAAGGGTCAGGCGAGCAGCTCGTCAGGGTTACTAAGGAGAACCGCGCGACGCGCCGCATGGTGTGGGGCCTGGCCGGCAGCTTCGTCCTAGACGTCCTTCTGACGCTACTTCTGGGCGTCGGCCTGGTCGGCTTGAACGACCAGGCGAAGGAGGTTGACGCGCTCACTCATCGCATCGACATAGCCCAGACGGTGCAGCGCCAGAAGGCCCTCTGCCCTCTGTACAAGCTCTTCATCGACTCAGAGTCTCCTCAAGGGCGTAAGGCGGCCCCGGATCCAAAGAAGTACGACCACGCCTTCATCGTGATTCGAGATGGCTATACTGCCCTCGATTGCGATCGATACCTCAGCTGACACTATCTCAAATGAGAAGAAAGGGAGGAAACGGGGGAAACGGACAAGAGGAGACAAGCGTGACGGAGCAAGTGAGCAAACGTACTACCGGGCTTACCGCCATAGCCATCGCCGTGAGCGCCGCGGCATCCCTGGCGACAGGAGTCGGCAGCGCCGAAGCGGCATCCGTCTCCACCTGGGATAGGGTGGCTCGGTGTGAATCCGGCGGCAACTGGAAGATCAACACAGGGAACGGCTTCTACGGCGGGGTGCAGTTCACCAACTCCACCTGGGCGGCCTACGGGGGACGGGCCTTCGCCCCACGTGCTGATCTGGCCAGCAAGTATCGCCAGATCATCGTGGCGGAACGGGTGCTGGACGAAGGATGGGGCGGACACCGACCTCAGGGCCCACGGGCTTGGCCGGTATGCTCGGTGCGAGCCGGGCTGCGAGCGGGTGGGGCGAATCCCTACCCCACCACGAAGTACGTCGCGATGGCCAAGTCCGTCGCCCCTGCCGAGGGCAAGTCGGCAGGGGCCCGGGTGGCAACCGTTCGACCCGGTGATTGGCTTTCGACAATCGCGCAGCGCGAACTAGGCGCAGCGTCCAAATGGAAGATCATCTACGATGCGAATCGTGCGGTGATTGGCCCCAACCCGCATCATATCCGCGTCGGGCAGTGCCTAAAGGTGCCGGGGTCGGTTGTGTCAAAACCGGCACAGCAGACATCGCGGTCCGGCTACGTCAGACCCGTTCCTGGTGGCGTCACTCAACGCTTCGGCAACCCGTCGCCCCGGTACGCCCTGGGGTATCACACGGGGGCGGATTTCGCCGGACGCTACGGCACTTCGGTCAAGGCCATCACCAAAGGCACAGTCGTCGCGTCGGACCGATCCAGGCCGTACGGCAACAACGTCCAGATACGGTTCGCCAACGGGCGATACGGACTGTTCGCGCACCTGACGTCCAAGTACGTCCGACCGGGGCAAACCGTCTGGCCGAACACCACGATCGGTACGGTCGGCAGTACCGGCACCAACTCCAGCGGCCCCCACCTCCACCTGGAAGTGAGGCTGACTCCGGTGTTCAAGGCTGGAAACTTCCTCGACCCGGTCAAGTGGCTCCGCTGGCACGGCGTATACATCTAGGAGGAGACCATGGGTAACCCGCGCCCACTGGACGGAACCGACAAGGACATCGCGGAGACGGCCAACGGCCCCACCGTGGACAACGAGGCGGAGTTGCTGGCCGAGGAGTTCGGCGAGCCGGATGAAGAGGGCGTCTACGGAGGTGACTCCGCATGAGCGGCGTTGAAGCGATGGTCGCCCAGGCAACCAAGTCCCTCGGGCTGGGCGAGCCGAACTACATTCAGCGCTGGTATCCGGGGCTGTCCGGCAACTTCGCCTGGTGCGACGCGTCGATTTCGTACTGGGCGTGGCACTCGGGCAATCAGGACGCCGTCACCTTTGGCGGCTACTACGCTTTTACCGTGGCCCATGCCGAGGCGTTCCGGAAGCGCATCCGGTGGCATACGGATACCGCGGGCATCAAGCGTGGTGACATCGTGTTCTTTGACTGGGGAGGCTCGAACACCATCTCCCGTATCGATCACGTCGGCCTGGTCACCGGAGTGTCTGGTCCCAATGTGCTCACCATTGAGGGGAACACAAATAACGTCTGCGCTCGTCGTGTGCGTCGGGCCAACGTCATTGCCGGTTACGGGCGTCCCGTCTACGCCAACTCGACCCCTTCCCGCTACGTGCCGTTCCCCGGCACAGTGTTCTTCACCGCTGGACGCAACTCCCCCATTATCACAGCCATGGGGGAGCGGCTTATCGCTGAAGGGTGCGGCATGTACCGGGTGGGGCCGGGCCCGGTGTGGGGAGAGGCCGACCGGGCGTCCTACGCCAAGTGGCAGCGCATGCTGGGTTACGCGGGGGACGACGCGAACGGCATTCCCGGCGCGTCGTCGTGGGCAAAACTCAAAGTCCCCGCATAATCGAAAGGGCGGTCACGGATGAGCGTCTACTTTAAGCGCCTCGCGGAGCAGTGCGCGGTCGCGTTCCTCGGCGGAGTGCTGAGCGCTATCGCCCTGGCGCCGGGTGAGCTGTCTCGGGCCGCCTTCACGGGGATTGCCGTAGCTGGAGTTCGAGCCGTATACGGCCTGCTGGCGCGACGCGTCAACGATCCAGAGGTTCCGTCCATCAAGTGACCTGAGCACAAAGAAGCGCCCCCTGCCCATCTTCTGGGCGGGGGGCGCTTCTTTGCGTTCTGCTACTCCATGGAAGCGGAGCGATCCGCAGACAGGATCGAGCACTGGAAGGAATCTGCGGTGACATCGTTCATACCCTCAGCATCTTCCTCGCCGGTACCCTTGCCGGTGTCGACGATTTGTCCAGGAGCTACGTTGGTGGCCGTCGCGGACAGGGTGTCCAGTCGCTTCCCGTTCCCTATGGCGGTGACCTCTATCTCGACGAGGTAGTCAGAGACCTTGCTCGACGAGTTCCTGATCTTCAGATCAGCCGTCACGTACCGGTCACCCATGCCGTACGGGTCGCCCAGCTTGCAGGACTTGATGGTTACGTCCTTGCGCCCGTCATCGAGCAGGCTGTCCTCGTTCGGGGTGGCCAGGCCTTCCGGATCGGCCGTGACACGCTGGTCGGTGTTCTTGCTGCCTACTTCATGAGCGGCGCCACAGCCCGCCAGACTGAAGACGAGGGCCGCGGTAGCCACGGCGAGGAGCTTACGGATTGACCTCACGATTGCCTTTCACTTCCTCTACGGTGCTGACTGCTTCGCTGAGTCTTGTGCAGAGCAGTTCAACCTTTGCGTGGGTTTCGTTTCGTTGGGTGATGAGCGCTGCGAGAAGCAACGACATAAGCGCCATGCACGCACTGAACGCCTGCATGTTGATCATGCGGGAGAACAGGCTGTGCTGGCTAAACGCCCCTGCCCCCACCTTGGCCGCGAAGCCCGCAGCGGTCACGACGACCAGGACGCAGGGTGCGGTACCCGCGAGTTGAAAGCGGAAGGCAGCCCAGGTCAGCACGGGGAAGGCCAGGAAGAGCAAACTAAGGGTGCTCCACGTGACCAGCACCATGACGGCCAGCGTGCTGACTGCCAGTGCTATCGCTTCAAGTCGTCGGCGCAGGGGGACCTTGCGGGGGAACTGCCCCTTGCTGAACAGGAGGAACAGGGGGGTGACGCTCAGGACGCCCGCGGCATCCCCCACCCACCACACGGACCAGGTCGTCCAGAAGGCGCTGTCCGGTATGGCCTCCGCGAGTAGGAGCGCTGCGCTGCCTGCGAACGAGCTGATCAGCATCGCCGCCAACGCGCCGAAAACCACGAGCACGTTGGCATCACGGAGCCGGTTCAGCTCTAGGTGGAAATGTGCGCGTTGCAGCATCCAGTAGGCGCAGAGTGGAGCCACCGTGTTCCCTACCGTGATGGCAGCGAGTGCCAGCGGTGAGGGACTGATGGGCCCGTTGACGAGGAGTGCGCCGAGCGCAATGCCTGGCCACACTCGAACGCCCAGCAGAAGGAGAGCCGCCAGGGCGATGCCCGTCGGGGGCCACAGCGCGGTGACCTGACCCCCGACGATTTCCACGAGCAGCCCCAACTGGGCGCCTACGGTATAGGTAATGATGGTGACGAGAATCCCCAGGCTCGTAGTGAGCCATCGTTGATGAGACATGATTCAGCGCTCCTCTAGCGCGGCTTGGAGGGGGGAGCATTCCGCATGATCAGGAACGCGTCATGGGTGAGGCAGAAGACCTCGTCGTCACCTCCCCGCGGAGCGGCCTTCAGGTACGCACGACCCTGCTTGCTCGCCTCGTGTATGTCTCGCAGATCCTTGAAGGCCAGGGCCGCCATCGCCGTCTGGACGACGAAGCCGATGACGACCAGCCAAATGATGGTTCGCTGACGACTCTGCTGTTCGCGGATATGGCTGAACACCGCTCCGGCGTCACTGCCTACGGCCTCAATAGCGCCGACAAGGGCCGTCGCCTGGTCGGCGATGTTCTGGATTTGACCTATCGGTCCACTGGACGACCGGCTCTCAGACATACTTCGCCCTCCTTGACTTCGACTCGCCACCGCGGTGGCCGTCGGAGTTGTGTTGCCCCTCGGGACGGCGGTCCGTAGCGGTCAGTAGGCGTTGGAGTTGGCCTACCGCTTCCCCTACTTGCTTCATAGCTTCCTCGGCAGCAGTTAGCGGGATTTCCGTCGCAGGGCGGTTCAGGTTCCGCAGGCCGTGTATGAGCGCCTCGGTCGGCACATCCCCTTGGATGGCCCTGATGATCTCGCCTGCCTCCGTCCCCTTGAGATACAACATCACTCCCTTGTTCTGGTCGGTGGGTAGTTGCTTGGGGATGTGGCCGACACCGAGTTCGCTCAGTCGCTCTTCGATTCGGTCGCGCACGGTCGGGTCGGTGCGGTACGAACCCTGCAAGTTGCGCAGAGTTCGCATCGTGGTGCTGGCTATCCCTGCCTCCTGCTCTAGCAGGCGCCACAGGTCCGGCCACGTCGCTGGAAAGTCCCCTGCTACCTCCGGGGAGTACTCCACTGGAATTACCTCCGGTTAGTAGTCCTACCTACCGACGATGGGCGGGTCTACCCCCCTTATCAAGCCTATACAAGATCCAAACACCCGGCTTTACCTACTCTTGACGTTTTTAAGCCGATCTGCCCCTATATGGTGTCGCAGTGTGGGTGATCGCACACGCTATGCGTACGTGGTCATGCCTATCCCCCACTAAGCGCAAAGAGGAGGCAAAATGCAAGATTTAGCCACGATAGGCCTTGACGATGGGGCCGAGCAGGCGCAGCGTTGGAGCCAAGGAAGAAAACCCCCACAAAGGGGAGGATCTTCTCCAACTGGACAGCAATGCGGGATGGATTGCCCGCCAGCCAAGATCACTACCTCGTACGGGTGATGGCTGCTAGGGCCGGTGCACAGGCTCACTAGACGAAGCGAGCGGGCCCCCCAGAGAGAGTGGCCAACCCGTTCACAGAGATCCAAATGAACTTCCGCCCGCCTGGAGCGGTCAATCCAGGCCCTGCCTCCCCAGGCTGGGCACGGCGTCGGTCCGAATCCGACGCGAGGCACTGCATCATCCCGACACCTTCGGAAGAGGGATCGCCATGACGAATCGCCCGCTGCGTGACATCGCCGCCGACATCGAGGCCCATTGGCCGCAGGTCAACTACGCCGCCCGCCCCTACCTGGACGCTATGGCCGAGCTGGATGAGATCACCGACAACTACTATCTCGACACTGCCGAGTCGGTCGTCCTCTACTTTTTGGCGAACGCCCGAGCATGGCGTGGCGGGGATGCCCGTCGCATCAAGACCGAGCTGCGATCCATGATCGATCGGATTGATCACCATGACGCAAACTGAGTACCTCAAGGCCGTACGCCGCACCACGCAGCAGGAAGTCGACGCCCGCACCCGTGAGCGTGACGCCCAGCGGGGACTCTACGTTCCGCGGCACACCGCCGGAACCGGCGGCCGATAGCTCCACTGGCTTACCCAATCGCTCACATCGCGCATGTGGGCGGTCGGGATAGTCGGCTGGCTGTCCATCTGACGTTTTCGGAGTAGATCATGACCTCATCAAGCGAGGGATCCCCGCCACCCGTGCAACTCGACCGCGAAACCCTGGTCGACCTTCTCGCCACCCTGGACCGTCTTCAGCGCGTCCTGATCTTTGATGCGGCGGAGCATCGTGCCGCATCAATCGCCACCCTATCCGGCAACAAGGACCGGGCAGATGGTGGCGAACGGGGGCAGTCGTGAGGCTCCCCTATGCAAGGCTCACGGACGTACTGGAGTTGTACGGCAATGGCACCCTGGTACGCCTGCGCGCCGCCTGCCTGAAAGGGTTCGCCTTCGGCCCAGCGTCGGTCTACTGGGAAACGATGGCGGACATCGCGGACCGGGTCAGCGACATCCTGGACGCGCGAACCGACCCCTTCGCCTAACGGATCAAAGGGATGATCAAGTACGGGGAGGAGCCCCGGCTGCCAAGCGGCACGACCTATGGCCTACGCGCCCGGTACGCCCGTAAAGCACAGTCCCTAGATCCATCCGACATCTTCGGAGCAGATCATGGACCCTCAAAGTGAGGGAATTCCGCTGCCTGCGCAGATTGACCGCACCCCCCTGGTCGATCTTCTCGCCACCCTGGGTCGCCTCCAGCGCGCCCAGCGCACCAGCGAAGCGCAGTCCCTAGATCCATCCCGATCTTCTTCGGGAGGAACCATGAACGGCACGCTTCCCGGCACGATGATCTATCGCCCCTGCATGACGGCTGGCGGCATCGCGTCGGGCGGGCACTCGGAGGCGCACAGCGGAACCTTTCGCTACCGCTTCTCCGTCGACGGGCGACTCTACCTCCGCTACTCCTGCGAGCGCCATCATGGCGGCACGCTGCGGACGTTGCTCGCGAAGTCGGACGGCATCGTTACCGTCTCTCGCATCTGATCGACTCGACCCCTTCGAGGTGTCATTCCATGACTCGTACCCACACGGTCAGCACCAACACATCGCCCTACGTGTTCCGCAGTCTGCTGGAAACCCACACACCGTTTCGCACGTACGGCCATCTAAAGGGCGTCAGCATCACGCTTGGTTTGGCGTGGCAGCTCGACAAGGGAGCCCTGGGCGCCGAGTATCACCCATCGTTCCTCCGCGCCGACTACGCGGTCTACAGCTATCGCACCCCCATCGCCTGGCATGACGGGGTCGCGGATGAGTGGTGCATCCCGAACGCGAACTACAGCCCGACGACGTCTCGGCATCAGAACAAGATGCGAGCCGCACTGCACGACTACACCGAATCATGATCCCTTCCCCTCGGCGAGCGTTCCTGTACGCGCCCGCCGAGGGGAAGTACCAATCAGAGAAGGCGCAATGAATGGCGACGAAGAAAGACTTGCCGAGTTCCGGGAAGACATGCACGGGTTGACGCGCGGGGAACTGCACGAGCTGAACCTGGTGATCAAGGACTGCAATGACTTCGCCCGTGAGGCTGGGCCGGAGTTCACTGCCGCCGCGCTGTGTGAGTGCGCCCAGCGGTTCGGTTACGTCGCCGCATGAAGAAGGGGGGGCGCGAAGTTTCGCCCGCTGGCGAACGCCTTTCCGCTATCGGAGGGGGCGGCGGTCGTCTCGATCAACTGAGGAGTAACGCTATGCACCGCAGAACAGTCACGCTCACAGCTCTAGCTGCCCTGGCGGTAGTCGTCGGGGCAGGCGCCCCTACCGCCGTGGCTACCGTGCCGGACGAAACGCACGTAACGAACGTCCGCTTCGGGGCGCACTCGACCTTTGACCGGATGGTGGTGGACATGTCCGGTCCGCTGCCGAACGTCAAGGTGTCCAAGCCCTGGGCGTTGCACACCGATGGCGAGGGGGCGCCGGTCAACCTGAAGGGCAAGGGCAACATCTTGACCGTGCTCTCTCCGGCGGACGCGCACGGCACGCCACCCTACGTCGGCCCGAAGAGGATCGCCGACCTACACATGAAGTACCTTCACGGATTCCAGCTCCTCGGCGACTTTGAGGGCTACGTATCCCTGGGGCTCACTACCGATGTGAGCAACCCGAAGTATCGGGTGATCAAGCTTACCAAGCCGAGCCGCGTCATCATCGACGTCTGGAAGTGAGAGATGTGAGGGGGTTGTCAGCAACGGCGGCCCCTTCGCCTATAGGAGGAACCATGCAGCGAATCCAGAAGCATAAAGCCATACGCACCCACGTGCGACCCCCGCCGGAGGACTCCGGTACCACCGTACGCGGACGACCCTCAGGGCGCCTCAGGCGTGCCCGCAAGGCGTCTCGCGACGCCGAATCCTTCCTCGCCCGCACCGGGTGAGCCGACAAGAGCCCGAAAGGATGGACGGCATGAAGCTCAGACAGAACCCGGAAAAAGTTGCAGCACGCAAAGCCGAGCGAGAGGCCAAGCGGGGCGTCGCCCCCAAGGGTCTCACCTATGACGCGGACCGGTTCAGCGTCCAGGTGAGCGAGAACCTTACTGGCGTTGGTGCACGGAGTGCCCGCGAGCCGCTCGGTCTCAAGTACCGCGTCATCGTCACCGACGACACCACGCGCGTCACCCAACATGTGGGCTACGGCATAAGTTACCGGATGGCCGAGGCCGAGGGTCGGAAGTACATCGACAAGCTGTGCTCCGGCAAAAAGCGGCTCAGGATCTGACGGCAGCGCGGCTGGGCTTGGCACGACTTGGCAGGGAGCCATCACCAACACAGGGGAACGCGTATGGAAAAGTTCAGCTTGTATCAGCTCATCGTCGGCGTTCTCGACGAGACAACCCTGGTCGAACCCGATGATGTTGCCGCCGAGGTGGCCCGGCGCATCCCGCCAGAAGATGCCAAGGAGGCATTCCGTCAGGCCCTCCGAGCGTACGCGTCCAAGATCATGGCGTTGACTCGATCCGGTCGGGAGGTGCCCGTCAGGAGCGCTCGATCGGCCAAAGTCTCGGGCATCCGCGAGGCGTGGCTGAATCAGCGCTGGAGAGGTGACGACGGCCAGTGGAAGCTGATGCGGCATTTCACCTACGCCGACTGCATTGCGGCGGCCGAGTACCGCAAAGAGGAGGCCGCCAAGAACCTCGCCATCGCTGGACGCCTGGAACGCCTCGCCGACACCCTCAAGGAATACGACGCCCAGGAGGTAGGGCAGCTTCCCGCACGCATCCGCGACCAGTTCGGCGACTGAAGACCACCCGGCGGGCCAATAGACCACCGGCGCCCACTGAGCGCGCGCCCGCCGGGTCCCAACTCCCTTATCGGCCAGCCTTCTCTCGACGCCCCGGCACCCCGCGCCGGTAGGGGCTCAACTTCCGCCAACGGCCGCCTTCGCTGCGACACCCATCGCCTAGCCGCCGTTGGCGGAACCCCATCTCGGTGGGCCACGGTCTCCCCGGCACCCACGAACCCAGCGCCCGCCGGGCCCCAACTCCCCGTAAAGGAAACGCCATGTTTGATGTGATGTTGGCACTCCTTGCCGACATGCTGGACGACCTGGAGAAGACCCGTATCAGCAACGAGAACCGCTTGCGTCAGCTCACCCGTACCGAGGTCGACTCCGATGGTGGGGAGCGCGGGTTCGGGCTCTCCGAAGACCACCCGGATGTTGCCCGTACCGCAGCTCTGGTGGAGGGTCTGCGCAAGTTGGAGCATGATGCCACGCTAAACCTGCAGCGTGCCATGCGTAAGCACCCCCTGGGCCCCTGGGTCAAGGCTCAGAAGGGTGTTGGCGAAAAGCAAGCCGCTCGACTACTGGCCAGCGTCGGCGACCCCTATTGGCAGAGCGCCGATGATCGCCCCCGTCTGGTATCCGAGCTCTGGTCGTACTGCGGCCACGGCGGACCCTCCCGGCGACGCCGCGGGCAGGTCGTCAACTGGTCGCCTGCGGCGAAGATGCGCATCTATCTCATCGCCGAATCCTGCATGAAGACCGGGGGGCCGTACCGCGAGGTATACGACAAACGGAAAGCTGCCACCGAGAACCGTCTGCACAACGCCGACTGTGTCCGCTGCGGCCCCTCCGGCCACCCGGCGCTGGTCGGCTCTCCCTGGTCGGCTGGGCATCGCCACGCGGACGCCCTACGGATCACCGGCAAGGAGATCTTGCGGGGCTTTTGGCGCGAGGCGAAGCGACTACACGAACAGTAACCGGATCTCCCGGCGGGCCATAGCATGGACGACACCTACGAATACCTCGCCCGCCGGGGCTCAACTCCCCTACCGGCCATTCAGCAGACGGCGCCCAGTGATGCGTCGCCGGTAGGGGCCTTTCGCCGATACATCGGAGAAGCCGTATGACTCTCAAGATGACCAAAACCGCAGGTCCGCAACCGCTCGACTTTTTGTCCGCCCTCCGCGTCGGGGCTCAGTGGGACACATCCTCCGGCGGCAAGAAGGGCTTCCTAGGGAAGCTCAACCGCATGAAGGGGGTTGACCTGGACCTGATCGCCGTCGCCGTCGACGAAGACAACCGCCCCGTCCGCCTGGCCGGGCTGGACAACTCCGATCCCTTCCGGAACGGAGCGCTCTATCACTCGGGTGACAACACCACGGGCAAGGGTGGGGGCGATGATGAAGCGATCGACTTCACCTTCGAGAAGGTGCCGGAGTACATCAGTCAGGTGGTCTTCATCGTGGCTGCCTACAAGGCGGGGCAGACGTTCGCTGCGGCCCGCAATGTCAGCTTCAACGTGTATGACGGAACCAGCAACGCTCTGCTGGGCGAGTTCATGCCTGACCTGCTGGGCGGAGGGAACGCCTGCGCCGTCGCCAGAGCCCGCCGGACTCCCTCCGGCTGGACGCACGAGATCATCAACCGACTGGGCAGCGTCACCGCTGGTAGCGAGATCAGCATCCTGCGGTTCGCTGGTCAGCACACCGACGAGGAGGAGTAGGCGTGAGCGACGCGGTTCCCGTCACACGGGAGATCGTTGACCTATTCGAGGAGTACGACACCGCGCGTTCGGCGGTGAGTCGGTGGCAGGCGCACGAGAGGGCCCTCAAGCAGCAGATCCTCGAAGCCCTCGGCTATGCGGAGGGTGACCAGAGGCCGGCGCCGGTCACGGCCACCACGCCAACGGGGCGTCCGCTGTTTGAGGTGCGGGTGTCGTATCGCAAGGGACTGGATCTGAGGCATCTTCAGGATCGACATCCGGAGGCTTATGCGGCATGCGAGAAGACCTCACCGGTGAGGACGATCAAGCGTCTCGAAGTCTAGGGGGAGCAGTGCGATGTGATCACGCGTGGTACTCGGCGGTATCCTTCCCGTCACCCGTCATGACGCGTGACCACTGCGTCAAGTGCGGGTTTGTAGCCAACTCATACAACGGGCGCATCTACGAGCGGGCATTGCCGCTTGAGTTGTTCATGGGCAAGACGAAGCGGGACCCCGCCTCCGGCTGCCTGTTGTGGACCGCGAGCACGAACGACAAGGGATATCCGATCTTTCACGCGAGCGACGCCCAGGGATGTCGATTCACCATGGGTGCGCACCGCTGGATCTTTCGCGAAAAGTTCGGATACCTGCCTGAAGTCGTCATGCATCGCTGTGACACGCCGCTATGTGTCGACTGGGAGCGGTGCTTGATCCCTGGCACCCATGCGGACAACATGACAGACATGATTCGGAAAGGTCGAGACCGGCACGACCGGTCCGGATTTCGCCTCACCCCCTCGCAGGTCCGCGAAATCCGCTCCCGGCGAGAACATGGGGAGACGTGCAAAGCCCTCGCCCGCGAGTTCGGGATATCCGTCAATGGCGTCCGGGACTGCGCCAACGGTCGCACGTATGCGAACATCTCGTAATGGTCGACAAGCGCCCCTGCAAGGATTGCGAGCCGGGGTCAAAGCGCCCAGCTCCGCATCCAGGCCCACGCTGCGCGACTCACTGGCGGATCGAGCAGAAGCGCCGCAAAGCCGCCAATCATGATCGACGCGTCCAGGTGCTGTATGGCCTTGAGGCTGGAGCCTATACCCGCCTCAAGGCCGCACAGGGTGGCGTGTGCGCCATCTGTTGCAGAGCGAATGGGGCCGCGAAACGCCTCGCCGTGGACCACGATCACTCCAACGGCGAAGTGCGTGGAATTCTCTGCGGCCCGTGCAACCAACTCCTCGGCCATGGACGGGACAGCATCGCATTCTTCCAACGTGTCATCGACTACCTCACCAACCCCCCTGCACGAAAGTTGAATCAATGATCAAGCACACCATCAGATCCGCGAAGCGTAAAGAGGGCGTCACGCTCGATGAGCTGGCGGCGTTCGTCCAGGACGTACTGCGGACGGGCGCCTCGGGCGACGAGAAGATCTTCGCTGGCGTCAGCTTCGGCGGGAAGCTCCAGTGGGCTTCCGTGTCCGTGGTCGTTGTCGGCGGAGAGAGTGAGTAACCCCCACCCCCCACGGGAGTGCGGCGTGTGTGGCAAGACTGTTGCCGTCACCCTCACCGGACGACTTCGGGCACACAATGATCCAACGGGCAACGCCCGATGCGAGGCGGCCGGAACGTTCGCCCCCGGAACCCCTCCACCGCCACCTCCACCGGAAGGGAAGCCGTGTGCGACGAGCCCATCCCCGGGGTCGACGACTACGCCGAGCAGCTTGCCGAAGCAGCAACTGGACGCCTACCGCCCTCAGTTCCCGTTCAGCCAGCCGGGGAGGCTGAAGACGGAGGCGACGACAAGGCCGATGACTCCGCTGGGCGCTGAGGTCACCGCCCGGCTCAGAGAGCTGTTCTACGGATACAGCAATCGGATGGAGCGGAACGTTCAGGCCACCCTGGGGCCTTCCGAGATCGGCACCCCTTGCGATCGGCGCCTGGCTATGTCGCTTCTGCGGATGCCTCCCGTCAACCCCGGCGGGGACGGATGGGCTTCGTTCGTAGGTACGTGCATCCATGCCGGTCTGGCCGAGATGTTCCAGTGGGCTGACGCCGGAACCGGTCGCTATGCCGTCGAGATGGCGTTGGCATTCCCCTCACCGCATGTGCCGCGCGGGACGGGGGATCTACTGGACCGCGTACTGCTGATGTTCACCGACCACAAAGCGCAGGGCCGTTGGTCACGCAACAAGCTGAAGACCGCCGGCCCGTCGTCGACATATCGCGTCCAGGTGCACACCTATGCCTATGGGGCTCGACTGCGAGGCGAGAAGGTGGACTACGTGGCCATTGCCTCCTGGCCGCGCGACGAGGCCTCCCTGGACGACCTGTATGTATGGACGGAAGAATACCGGCCCGACATAGCCCGGAATGCACTAGCCCGGGTCGAGCGAATAGCGGCCGAGGTACAGCAGCGTACGGGCAATCCCCAAGAGATCGCTGCAACCTTCCCCATCGCCGAGGACTGCCGCTTCTGCAGTTGGCATCAGCCGGAGGCGAAGGACTTGTCCCACGGCGGCTGTAATGGAAAGAGCTGAGAGGAAAGTATGACCGACCCCATCAAGCCTGTATCGGTACGCGTAGACGCGCGCAGCAAAGGCGAACTCGTCATCGAAGGAGTCGACTTCGCCCCGCTCTGTCGGGGCTTCCGGCTGGACGCGTCCGTTGACAGCCTGCCAATACTGACGCTCTTCCTGAACCTGGACGAGGGGGCGGAGGGCGTACTGGAGACCGCCGTCAGGCTCTCCTACGAGGTTGAGTACGCTCTCAAGCAGCTCGGCTGGACTCCCCCCGCAGAGCCGAACGATCAGGACGACGACGAGGAGACCAGCGCATGACGATGCCCAGTCAGCCGGGTTCCGGTGGAGACAAATTCGACCTGAAGAACCGGGGCGACCAGTTTTTCGGCAAGCTGCTACTCATCTACCCGACGGCGCTGAAGACGGACTTTGACGGGGGGGAGTACGGGAAGACCGACGTGGTGGTGGCCGACGTCATCATCCTCGATCTGATCAATCTCCAGACGGGTCAGCCGGAAGAGTTCCGTGACGCGTTCCTGTTCTCGCGCGGCCTGGTCAACAACACGCGCGGCTACATCGGAGGCTCAGTGCTCGGCAGGCTGGCCCGTAAGCAATTCGCGAAGGGCATCGGCTGGTCGTTGGACGACTTCAGCGACGCGGACGGCCAGGTGGCCATGCAGTACATCAACGCACATCCGCGGAATATGCCTGCGCAGCCGAGTCAGGGCATCCCCAACGCCGAACCCCCTCCGGCGCCCGCGCCCACTCCGCCTCCGGCTGTGCCCGCCCCTCCGGCATACGCTCCGCCTCCGCCCCCCGCTCCCACTGCACTGCCCGCGGCAGCAGCCAACTACGATCCGAACCCGTGGGCAGGCATGCAGACCGCTCAGGCACCGACACCGCCTCCCCCTGAGGTGCAGGATCCCGCTCTGACTGCGTTCCTCCGCTCCAAGGGCATCAATCCGGTTCAGCCGGACGGTACGCCCATGAGCAATGCAATAATGCAGCAGATCGCCGCATCCTTCCCGCAGTAGAGGAGAGTTCGCATGCCTGACGCACCCGTTCCGCCCGTTGATGAAGTTGAGGGTGACGAGGCCGAGAAGAAGAAGCGCCCTGGTCGCAAGGCGTCCACCTTGGCTCCGTTGGCGCTCCGCTATGAGAGGTGCGTCACGAAGCTCAACAAGGCGCGTGCTGCCGCCGAGAAGATGCGCCCCTTGGCGGAGGCTGTGACCGCTGCTGAAAAGGACGTACAGGAGGCGGAGGCGGCCCTGGACGCTGCCATGAACGCCTTGGATGTCAGCCCGCAGTAACCCGAAAGCCCACACAAAGCCCGCCACCCTCCCGCTGTGGCGGGCTTTGTGTGTTCGGAGAGGAAGTGAGTGCCATGGTGAGGTCGTGGCAGACGCGGGCCGCATGTATCGGCATCCCTCTGGCCGACCAGCAGGTGGCGACCAACGGGGCGCTGACGCTCGACGAGGCGCGCCCCTTCATCGCCACGTACTGCCGACAGTGCCCCGTCCGTGAAGCCTGTCGGAGCTGGGCGATGGGGGAGCGCTCATTCTCCGGCATCGCGGGGGGTGTGCTGTTCCCGGACGCCGGAGCGGGGCGCAGGCGACGCATGCCCATAGCCGTCCCCCTGGCCGAGGAGACCGGCTATCTGCTTGCCACCGAGCGGCGTAAGCATCCGCAGGTGCGCCGACGTCATCTCGTCAACAAGGTGGTGCGCGTCCGAGTTGCGGCTCCGTGGCGTGCCCTGTGCGGCACCGTATGCGATGCGAATCGCAGCGCCATGCACGAACGGGAGGCCCTGGCGGCATCGGCATGCCTGGTGTGTGCGGAGATCAAGCAGGGTGCCTATCACGTAGAGGCGATGCGATGACCTCCCTCCTCCCCTGGGCGATCCAGGCGGTGCAACGCGGGTGGTCCATCTTTCCTTGTAACGCGTCGGGGACGGTGTGCCCAGAGAGCGGCAAGGTGATCGACAAGCAAGGGGCGCTACTGAGGCCCAACGCCCCGTACAAGATCCGCTGGGCCGACGTGGCCACTAACGACCTGAGCATCGTGACGAGCTGGTGGACGTACGACCCTGAGTTCAACATCGGCGTTTCATGCAAGAAGTCGGGCCTACTCGTCGTCGACTGCGACATGCCCAAGCGGGAGTACCAGCTAAGGGACACCGCCTATGGCTACCTGCACGATCAGTTCGGCCCCCTGGTCGACGGGTGCGATGTGCTGCGGGAGTTGTGCCGCCGACTGGAGCAGGATTTCGATGCCCTGATGCAGACCTACCAGGTCGGCACCACATCGATGGGCCTACATCTGTACTACCGCTGGCCTCCCGACATCCTCGCCAGTCAGGCGTCGATCGTGCGGGGCATCCTCGATGTGCGAACCAACGGGGGCGACCGCGGAGGGTACGTGCTGGGCGCCGGTTCCCGGACCGAGAAGGGGCCGTACGTCGTCGAGAGCAGCCTTCCCATTGCCGACGCTCCGCCCTGGCTTGTCGAATGGGTGAAGGACAAGCCCGCACCCGTCCAGCCGCGGCGACTCTTTAGCCAACCGGGGGGCTCGTCCAACTACTCGGGCCTGGTCGACGCCGTGCGAGATGCGACGGAGGGGAATCGCAACCAGTCGCTCCTCTGGTCGGCTCGGGCCATGTGTACCGAGGGTGTCTCCCTGGACGAGGCGGAGGAGCTCCTCGCTCGCGCCGCCTATATGGCGGGGCTCTCGGATCGGGAGGCCCGCTCCACCATCCGTTCCGCTTATCGCGTCCAGCGCTCCAAGGAGGGGAAGTAGGCATGGGCAACACCTGTAAGGTAAAGGCCGCCCACTGCGTGTGCATTAACCCCCCCGACCGCCAAGGGGATCCACATCAGTGTGAGTGCACCGGAGCATGGAGCGGCGACCACGGGACTGACACGTTCGAGCCGGTCACGCTGCCCCCTTTCCGGCCGCTACGTTTCTTCGCGTCATGACGCGCTACTACTGCCCTGAGTGCGGGGAGGTGCACAACGCCTTCCGCTTCTCCCTTAGCGGCATTCCGGCACCCACCAAGGCGGTCGTGCCTCCGCATGACCGCTACTACAGGGAGTACTCCTACTTCCATCCCGACAAGCATCACAGCCGCTGCCCCGGCGGCCCTGTCGATCTAGAAAAGGACAAGGCACCATGACTACCCCTGCCCCCATGGTCACGCTGGTCGATCGCATCTGCGAAGCCGACGAGCAGACGACGGCCATTGCCGAAATGCAGAAGCTGCTGCATAACTACCAGACGACGCGACAGGAGTACGCCGATCGGGTAACGGAGACGAAGGCCGCCCTGGACGTCCTTGTGCGCAACTCTCAGGTGGCGCTGAAGAGCCTGCGGGACGCCCTGAACGCCGCCTACCCCGCGTAAGGGGGGGGCGATGAGCTTCTGGTGGCTGTTCGTCATAGGCATGGTCCTCACCTACTGGTACTGGTGGGTTCTCGCCCTCGTGATCGTCGTCTGCCTGGGGAACGGCCTCGGCTGGCTCACCACGGCCCGACGCGACGGCGACCCGTTCAACTGGCGCGTCTTCCTCGGTCCGTGGCTCTACGCCCGATGGGCCGAACGAAGGAGTAGGCAGCAGTGACCGGCCATGTCATCAACTGGTTTACCGTCGCTTTCGAGACCGACTGCGACACCTTCAACCCGCAGGTGTGCGAAGGCGTGCTTCTCGTCGAGGAGCGGGCGGGCTTCATCGTGAACGGGCCCTACGGTCCCTCGTGCGAACCCTGCTGCAGGGCAGCAGAGACAGGAGACAAGGGCACATGACCGGAGACAGCATCCGGGACATCATCACGGCACTGTGCGGCATCGGTCTGGCGGCTTTCGTCATCGGCCAGCTCGGGCGGCGCCCGTGAGTGTGCAAAGGATCATCCTGGCGTCCATCAGCCTGGGCGTGAGCATGGTCGTCGGTATCGCTATCGTCGGCTTTGTCGCAGTGAGCGTCGGCTACTTCGGGGCCATGCTGGTCGACCGCTTCAAGGGACGCCGATGAGCGCACGGGTGTACCTCTCCGCCGACGCGCCGACCGCACACCTCCTCCCCTGGGGTGTGTCGCCAAACAGCCCCGTAGCAGCTCTGTGTGGCCGCGACCCGTGGCCCTCCGACTGGCTCGGTACCGGTACCCAAGTGGAGCGCGACAGGGCGGCAGAGTTGCCGTTGTGCATCATCTGTCGCAACGCGGTGATAGCGCCGAAGGTCATCTCCCTGCCGAAGCAACAAAGGAGAGCGCAGGGGTGCTAGTGGCAAATAACTGCTACCAGTGCGGCCATCTGGTCGTTGACCACGTGTGGGGTGGCGACGACCAGATGGTGTGCACGATCGAAGTCCCCAAGTCGATCAGACGAGTCGTTCCCTGTCCGTGCACCATCGCCTCGAAAGAACTCCATGGCACTATCCCCTCTCACCGTAGCTGAGCTGCGCGCCAAGGTCGCCCAGCTAGAACTCAGGGTGGCTCAGCTTTCCGACAGGATTCCCGGCCGCTATCAGGGCGCCCAGTATGCGCAGCGCAAGCGCATCGCCCAGTCGGCTGCGGAGTACCGGGCGCTGCTCGCCTACGCCGAGAACGAGAAGACACCCGCGCCAAAGAACCCTCTGGGGCTGACATGACTTCCCGCGTTCGCCAACACACCGTGCCCTGGGATGAGAAGTGGCACGACCTCACACTCAAGGGCTGGATCATCCACGTCGGCACCCAGCAGCGGGGCCGGGTCGACATCTGGGTGGTGGAGCGGGACGAGAACCCGCCCATCGTGCATCACCTGCGGGTGTTCCTGACGGGGGAGGAGCTGCCCGACTCGTCGTTCGCTGTCCTCGGTACGGCGATCACGCTCGGCGGGGCGGTGTATCACCTCGTCGAGAAGTACCCCCCGAACGAGACGGCCCCAACCCTTCCGCCTCCCCCGCCTCACCTCACGGAGTACGCAAAGGAGACGACATGACATTCTCCGAACTGGCCGCCCAGGCCCTGGCCGATCTCGGCCCCACGCGCGATCAGGTGGCGCAATCCCTCACCGAGCGGCATATCACCGGATGGCGTGGGGACCCCCGCCGCTGCCCGGTGGGCCTCTACCTAGGGGGCCAGACCGGCGGGCTGCAGTGGTCCATCTGGCCTAGCTGCGCGGACGAAGGCTGCGACGGGGGCGGCACTGCCACCCTCAGCAACGCCGAAAGCTGGGCCGATCTCCCCCCGGCCGTCAGCGCATTCGTTCGAGCTTTCGACCGGGGCGAGTACCCCAACCTGATCACCAGGAGGGACTCATGAGGGAAGCCGAACCACAGGTCATCCCTGCGGCGAGCGACAACGGGCCGATGACCGCCCACTGGGCGTGTCCCGTCTGCGAGCCCGTCGGACAGCTCGGCATGAAGGCCGTCTGCGGCGAGAAGCTCCTCGGCCTCCCCGCCCTCACCGGGCAGGGCTGCTCGCGCTGCTCCGCCCTGGTCGACTCCCACCTCAGAGAGCACGGACTGTAGTGACCGAGTGGGCGGTGTGCCGGAACGGCTTGCATGATGTGACCGATCCGGCCAACGTCTACATCCGGCCGGACAACGGAACCCGCTGGTGCAAGCCGTGCAAGCGGATCGTGGACCGTGATCACAAACGCATGATGCGGCACCTCACGGATGATCAGAAGGCCCGCAGGCTATACCTGGAATGGAAGGGCCCGCGGCGCCGCACGCAGAGCGCCATCAAGCAACACCGGGTGCGCTACGGGCTCCATCCCTACGCCTCTGGGCATCGGCTGGAGTACGCCATCACCGCAGCCGAGGTGCGCACCCTGCAGAGCTACGCGGACGGCCTCACCTGTCCGGAGATCGCAGCGCGCGAGCAGTTGGTGCCGGGCGCCATCGATCGGCGCAGCCGGAACATCCGCGCTAAGTACGGGGTGGCGGATATGGTGGCAGCCGTCGCCCAGGGGCTGAAGCGGGGGGCCATCACGCCGGATAAGGCAACGGTGCGACATCTCAGCCCCAAGGCGCTGCGGAAGAACGTCGTCCGCACCTACGTCCATCAGCTCGTCGCGGTCGTCCAGGGGCGGGCGCGACGCGGCCAGCAGAGCAACGAGCTGAACGCGATCCTGTGGCATCTCCAAGCTCGGAACGAGGCACATGCCGTCTCGATCCTCTGGGCGGCCGGAATTATCACCGCCCGGCACGTCCCGCAAACGCGCAATCGATACCAGCGAAGAACGGAGCAGAGCCGATGACTGACCCGGCACGCCAGCTCCTCGCCGACGCGGCGAACTACATCGTCGAGCATGGCTGGACGCAGAAGCACATGAGGGATGCCTGTGGCGCCGTCTGCGCGCTGGGCGCCATCCATCATGTGCCGGTCACGACACGCGACCCGGCTGACGTCACCGCCATCTCTCACCTTCGGTTCATCGCGGAGATGATGCTGTCCGAGCACCCGGCCGTCCAGGGGGACGTGAGTATCGCCCACTGGAATGACCACCCGGACCGTACGGCCGAGGACGTCATCCTCACCTTCAGAGAGGCAGCGAACCATGACACCTGAGCAGACCCTGCAGCAGGCAGCCGACCTGATCGCCCAGCGGGGGCACCACAAGGGCGACTACATCTGTGGGGACACCGGGGCCGTGTGCGCCCTGGGCGCTATCCAGCTCGCCGCATACGGGTTCACGCTGTCCCTCTTTGGTGGCACCTGCCCGCCTGCGACAACGGACCTCACGCTGGAGGTGACCCGGCTGCTGGAAGCGGAAGTGGGCGACAACGTCCCGACTTGGAATGACCATCCCGACACCACAGCCGAGGACGTCATCTTGGCTCTAAAAAAGGCGGCGCAGTCATGACGATCCTGTGGCTAATCCTCTGGCTGGTCCAGGGGACTCCGCACGTCGAGCCGTGGAACGCCTGGCTCATCGCGCTGTGCGTATGCATCGCCTTCGATCTGCTGTTCTTCAATCGAAGGAGGCTGCTCCCGTGATGGACGTTCAGGTAGTGCGGGTGGCATTCCCGACCGGCTCGGCGAGCTACGCCTACTCCTACGAGGTGCCGCCGGGGGAGGAGCCGCTAGAGCTGGGCGACGTCGTGGAGGTGCCGCCCAACTGGGTGTCAGAAGATGGCGCTCAGGCGGTTGTTGTCGCCTTCGGCGATGGCGGCTACAAAGGCAAGCTTAGCTGGGTCGTGAGGAAAGTGTCATCCACGCCTTGATGCCGTGTCAGCAATGCCGACACGCTCGACACCGGCATACGTACAGCCATCTCCGCGGGCATGAAGCCTGCAAAGCCGAAGGCAGTCAAGGGCGTTGCCCTTGCCCGAAGTTCAAGGAGAAGACATGACGCCTGATCAAATTCTACTCAAAGCAGCCGACATCATCGCCCAGGCTGGACACTGCAAGGGGGAGTACTACCAAGCCGCCGACCCGGGCATGTCCGCAGAGAGCTGGGCACAGGCGGAGGACGTCGCCGCCCAGTCCGCGCCCGTCTGCGCCATAGGAGCCCTGCGTCGAGCCCGTTTCGGCACAGCCGGAGGCAGCCACTACGTCACCAATCCGGCATCCGAACTCGGGCAGGCCATCGCCCGGCTCGTCACCGTGATCGGAGATCCGCCCCTCCCCGACGCTACCCCGGAAGGGCGAATCATCGGCTTCAATGACGCCCCCACCACCACAGCCGAGGACGTGATCCTCGCCCTAAAAAAGGCGGCAACCGCCGCTGACATAGGGGAGGAAACACACGAGGTCGAGTTCGAGCCCGTCCCCGAACGGGCGCCCGCGGAGCCGACACCGAAGCCGGAGCCGATACCGGCATGAACGACGCCCCGCACGACTACGGCAACGGTCGGGATCCCCAGCTCGTCCCCTCCACCCTGCGCGTCTACCGGCACTTCCGGATCGACCAGGGGGAGCGGCTCGCCCCGATGTCGGTCCAGCCCGCCCGGTACCAGTACCCGGTGGCGACGCGGTACACGGCTCAGTGCCTTCGGGACGCCTACGGGTCCAGCCCCCACGAGGCGCCGCACTTCTCCTGCGCCTGCGGCTTCTACGCCTCCTATCGGCCGACGGAGGACTTCTATCCGGGGGAGCTGTGGCGCCGGGCCCCCGACGATCCCCGCAGCTTCCATCTCACGCCTATCGCGACGGCGGTCTGTGAGGTCTCCGGCCGCGTCGTCATGGGCACCAAAGGGGTCCGTGCCCAGTACATGGAGATCAAGGCGCTCGCCCTGGACACCAGCAAGTACCGGATGGCCGACCTGGTCGGGGGGCAGTCCTCACAGAAGTACCGCCACGACCTCACCTGGGGGCGGATGGCCGTGACGGCTGCCGCCCAGCGACACGGGGCCGTCTACTGGCCCACGGCGAAGGGCATGCGCGAGGCTCACCCGCCCCCGGACATCTCCCATCTGCTGCCCCAGACGGAGTCGCGGCTGCGGGCGATGGTGACGGATCTGCTCAGGGCGACCAGCGAGGCAACACCCGGCATCAGGGGGGGCAAGTGGCTTCGCTTCCTCGGCGGCTGACCCCCGAGCTGGTCGACCAGGTGCTGCGGGCGAACGCCACCGAGCGGCCGGAAGGCTCCTGGTATTTCGAGGGCCGAGGCATCTACCGACACACCCACGAAGAGGCGTTGAAGATCGTTAAGGCGTGTCTCATCCTGGACACCCCCATCACCGACATGATCACCAGCAGCGCATGGGTGTCCCTCATGCGCTGGGTGGCCGACATCGACGCCCGAAGCTGAGCCCCAAGGGGGTCCCATACCGTGGGGCCCCCTGCTTTCCCATCTCTGCCTCTTGGGGGGCACAACTGCATGAACACCTTCCCCTTCTCACAGCCTGGGGCGTCAGAGAACGGCCACGGCGACGCAGAGAGCGCCGCGCAGCTCGTCGAGGCGGAACGCGAACGCGCTCGCCAGCACGACCAGGTGCGAGCGCGCAAGGAATACCACCTGGCCGACAGGAAGGGGAAGGAAGCGGCCGATGCCGAGGGCCATGCGCTGCGCACCATCGTCAGCACCGTGGCCGACACCATCACCCCCCGCCGGGTGAAATGGCTCTGGGCCGACCGCATCCCGCTGGGCGAACTGACGCTGATCGTCGGCAAAGGCGGTATCGGAAAGTCCACGCTGCTCTGCACGCTGGCCGCCTGGATCACCGTCGGGGACATGCGGGGGGAATTCGACGGGGAGCCGCATGACGTCATCTACGTCGCCAACGAAGATGCCCTGGACTACACGGTCGTCCCGCGGCTTATCGCCGCCGGAGCGGATCTCTCCCGCGTCCACTTCCTGCGAATGGATCTGGCCGGACATGAGGATCGGATCATCCTGCCGTCCGACTGCGACAGCATCGCCGAATTCGCCGAGAAGCATCACGCGGTCGCCGTCATGCTCGACCCGCTCTCATCGAACCTGCGCGTCAAGGACGGCAACTCCGGCTCGGACATCCGCCCAGTGATTGAGGCCATACGGCGCATGTGTGAGCAGGCGGGGCTTGCGGCTATCGGCTTGGGGCACACCCGCAAAGGGCAATCGCGAGACCTGCTGGAAGCACTTCTCGGCAGTTCCGAATTGGGAAACGTCTGCCGATCCGCTATGGGGGTGATGGCAGATCCGGATTCCGACGACGGCTCGGTCGTACTCTCCCAGGAAAAGGCGAACCTGGGGCGCATGGACATCCCCGGATACAAGTACCGAATCGTCAATCACAGCTTCGCCACCACCACGGAGATGATCTCAACAGCCCGGCTGGAATTCCTCGGCAAAACCGACCTGCGGGTGTCCGACATGCTGGCCGAAGGGGTCCAGGCGGACGGCAGCAAGACGGACATCGCCGAGGCCGTCCAGTGGCTGCGCGAGTACCTGTCGATGGCTCCCGGCAGCCAAAGGCCGAAGGTCATGAGTGATGCTCACAAGGCGGGCATTAAGGAACATACGCTCAAAAGGGCTGCTCGAAAGTTGAAGGTGACATCTCAACTGATGGGTCACCCGTCGGTGGCGTACTGGTCACTAGCTGGAAGCGCGACGTGACTGTCTGTAGATGGGGCAGGGTGGAACATGTTGGAACATCCCTCAGGATCTGTTCGAACCTAGGGGTAGAACAGCGGTGCCCCTAGGGGTACATGGTTCCAACGTGTTCCAACCTCCCGGCAACTACACAGAGTAGCCTTATATACAGGGTAGAACATCATAGAACAATATATATACCTGTACCCCCTGTGTTCCAGCTTCTAAAGGATCTTGGTTTTCCTCACGGAGAGTAAAGTGGAGTGCAATAAACCGAACACCTGTACGCACGTCCTGGGCGAAGATCCACCACTGATGCCGCCGTGCCCACTGCATAGGCAATGCGTCTGCACTAAATGCGGACGTAGGAATTTGCGTGTAGCGAATTTGACGTGGGGGCCTTGCCGGAAGTGCGGAGGTGACGTGAACGTGATAGGCCCGGCACGCCATCGCGCATGAGTAAGCATTTCGCCGATACCGACATCCGCCTCGCCCGATGCGTGCGCTGTACGGGCTACGTCTTCACCTGCCACGTGAGCGGATTGGCGACGGCCGTGGATCCGGGGCTGCTCTCCCTGGTCGCCTATCGCGAAGCGCTGATCGCTGGGCGCATGACGTACGACCTGATCGAGCGCGCTGGGCGTCCCCATCGGCTGAGGGCGAAGGGCCCTGGGGTGTACGCCCAGATCACCACCAAGATCCTGGGCGCTCATGCCTGTGGGGCGTTGGGTCGAGACGCGAGCACCGTCGAATTGGTGCCTCAGGAGCCACCAGAGCCCGTCTGTGACGCTCGGAGGGCCCTGGGCGAGGCGCCTCCCGCATCGTGTCCTCGAAGGGCTGCAGGCGGGCGTACAGGGCTTCCGGTGTCGTGCTCGTCCTGTGAGTCGCCCCCTTTTGACTCAAAGGTCCGAGTTGCCCCTCCCCCCGCTGGGCGCCCAAGGGTCCAGCGCTGCGCCCGATGCCGGAAGGTGATCGCCCGCGGAGCCCCGCTGGTCGCCCTCGCGATGCCGGTCCCGTACACCCGAACGGTGAAGGTCAAGGCGAAGGCGGAACAGCCCGCATACAGCTATGAAGTGGCGGAAATGGGGACACACCACTGGGCGATCCATGCCGACGGCTGCCCTGGACGCCCTGAGAGGCCCTGAGAGGCTCCGAGGGGTCCCCGGGCCCCCGACTCGAACCCCCCAGGCGCTCAGAGGGGCGCCCAGAGCCCTTCTCGGAGGACTCATGACTGACATCGATCCCTGGGCGCCGAGGTCTCGCCCGACTCGACGCCTCACGCCCGAGCAGCAGACCCTCGCGGAGGAGATCTCCCTGCGGGCGCATGCCCTCTGGGTTGCGGGCGAGATGTCGATTGAGGAATCCGTCGATCTGGCCCTGGTGCAGCTCGGCTACCGGGAGGAGACGTGATTCCCTACAAGCTCTGCAGGAGCAAAGAGGAAGCCTGGCGATTTGTTCATGATCAGGCTGCTCGATTGCGTCGTCTGGGAATTGCTCGCCGTTATGGCTTGTATTGCCGGCCGGTAGAGGAAAGTAATCCCCATGGCAATTGGGGAGTTTATCTGATTGACCGAGAAAAAGGGGAGAAGTAGTGGCTGATATTACGGTCATAGCGGACGGGAAAACCGTTCTCCTCTTTACCGAGTACGATATCAGCTCCCTCAATTGTGGGCAGGCTATAGAGCTGGCCATGAAATTGCTGGAAGCCTCCGACAGTGCGCACGCCTATAGGGAGTGGGAAAATGCTTCACGGCAGGCCGGAACATGAGGGCCCGCGAAGGCGCCATCATCGTCGAACGCATCGGAGGGCGATGGCTCTGGCGCTGTACGTCCAGCGTCTGCCCCACCGGTTTCGGCGATTACGGATATGTGGTCACCCATCCGGAGGCCATCATCGAGGCGTGGCAGCACATCAAGCTGTGCGGCCGGACCCCCCTTCCACATGATCGGGAACACCCATGAGGAACAAACTCCTGGTGGTGGCGTTCGTCGTCACCACCACGCTGCTCACTGGCTTCATCCTCGTCTGCCTGAAGATCCGACGCCATCCCTGACGGGAGCACAGATGGACACCGCGCAGTACCTCGCCCGCCTGGTCGACCAATTGGTTGACGGGTGGCGAGAGCGAGTCGAGTTTTTCATCCGGATCTCTGTGCACACGCCTGCCTGCCTGGACGAGCGCGCCTCGCTTCGGCCTGGCACGCTGCGGCATCACGCCTGCCGCTGTCCCCGACGCTTGGAGGCTAGGGCCAAGACCGAGCGGCAGCCTGCGCTGATCGCTCAGCTTCGGGACACGGCGGCACGGGCCTATCCCGCCGGGGAGAGCGGCGACCCCGGCGTACATAGCGCTCCGGGGTCGCGTCCGCCCGCCTCGCTGGCCGCTGCGGATCTGCTGCTGGAGATCGTCAACGAGGCGCGGGCGGCTCGTACCCTACTCGTCGGCGAGGGTGGCGAGAAGGGCAAGGTGGAAGATCAACTGCGTAGCCTCGTCACCTACGTGATGCATAGTCAGGAGGAGTATTCGGTACAGCACACTGTGCGAACGGTGCGTCAACTCGTGAGCAAAGCGCGGGTGTTGCTCGACTACGAAGTACCGAGTCGCATGCTGGCCGACGTGGTATGTCATGAATGCGGCGGAGGTCTACGGGTACGCGAAGACGCCAGTAGCGACGTACGCTGCGCGGGCACACCCGAGGCGGAAGCGTGCGGCACGGTGTATCGCAGGTGGGAATGGGCCGCACTACTAGAGCAGAAACAGCAGCAGGAGGCAGGGTGACGGGATGGCGCTACCGGCTCATCAGCGATCCCGACGAACTGAAGGCGCTCGGCTACCGCTCGCCGCGATCACGGGGGATGGATGCCTCGATACCCCCCCGTCTGGTGGATACCGAGGTCGCCTGCCTCTATACGGGGCGCTCTCGCGCAACGCTGTACCGCTGGGCCAAGCAAGGGCGTATCACGCGTCATGGTGGTCCACAGTGGGACCTCAATGAGCTGTCCCCCCACATTCCAGGGCAGCCGCTGCCTTCGCCCCCCCCGCTGCTTGACACGTGAGACGGGGTACCTGAGACTGATCTCGCTGGGCATCGCTATGCTTCCTCGCTGGTGCGTGCCCTTTGACCCGCCCACCCTCACTCGTGTTGGGCCTAGGGTCACACGACAAGGGCTCTTCCACTTCCAGTGCAGGAGCCCTTGCGTATGCGGGTATACCGGTACCCCTGATGCGGGTGGCTCTGGGTATGAGCAACCCCGCTGTATGGGTGAAGAGGTACCCCCATGGTGGGTAGGTGGTGCACCCCCCCGCACCCCTACCCACCCCCCATGCCCTATGCCCTATGGCTATGGCCTATGCCCTGCCTATCCCCATGCCCATGCCTATGCCTATAGCATGTCATTGCTATTGTTGTGTAGTGAATGTAATACGTAATGTGTAATGCGAATACACAATGCGTAATGCGAATGCGTAATGGTAATGCGTCATGGTGATACGTGATGGTAATGCGCAATGGTAATGCATGATACGCAATACGTAATGCGAATGCGTGATGCGTGATGCGTGATGGTAATGCGAACGCGTGATGAGTAACACGCAATGCGCAATGGCAATGTGCAACGTGAATGCGTGAGTGTGATGGTAGACAGAGCAGAAGCAAGCGACTACAGTCGCGGCCGAAGTGGCAGACCATTGCGGCGCGTACAAGCGCAACTCAAGCGCGAAGGCACGAACGTCTGCTGGCTGTGTGGCCAGCCCATCGACCTGCGCTTGCCCTACCTACACCCGCTGGCCTGGACCCTGGACCACGTCATACCGCTATCACTCGGTGGCCATCCGCTGGACATGTACAACCTGCGTGAAGCCCATCGTCGATGCAACTCATCGCGCGGCAATCGCCCGCCGGTGACGCCGCAACGCAACAGCCGTGCGTGGTAGCGCAGGCTACGCCATGCGTGCATATGTATACGTGATGCGCAACTCTATAAGTGTCATGTATGAATATGCGCATGGCTATACGGTATAATTCTGCATTGCATCGGGGATCACAGGTCTCCAATGCCATCCCCCCTCTCGAAATTTCATGGGGGGGCGGGGGTGCAACGGTTTTTGATAGGCCGGGCGAC